AGCGGCACACCAGCAGGACACCAGCAGGACACCAGCAGGACGCACACCAGCGGCACACCAGCGGCACACCAGCGGCACACCAGCAGGACACCAGCAGGACACCAGCGGCACACCAGCAGGACGCACCAGCAGGACACACCAGCAGCGGCACTGTATCCGAAAAGCTGTGTCCGAAAAACTGTGTCCGAGTTTCTGTGTCAAGTGATCACGGCGGCAAAGCCTCGGACACACTACCTCGGACACACTACCTCGGACACACCAGCACCAGCGGCGGCAAAGGACGAAGAACCGCGGCGGCGCCGCATATAGGAAGAAACGCCACGAGGCGCGATCTGAGGCGAAAACGCGGGAAGCCTAAAGCCAAGCGGCTCGGAGTCCCTTTCGACGAACATCCGTTCGGGCAAAAAAGGTACTCCTGCTGCCCCCTCCCTCCGCGGGTCGGCGAGGTCCCGAAAGTTGCCCCGATAAAAGGCGAAAATATAAAGGGCGTTCGCTTCTCAGGCTTCGTGAATTTGCGTCTGCGCCTTCACAAAAAGCGTGGACGCGCGGGGCCGTCAACCCCGCTCCCAGTGCGGCCTGAAGCCGATTTGCGTGGACTTCGGGCTCAGAGGCGAAAAAACTACCCGATTTCAGAAAGATGGAACACTATGGAACATCTATTCGTGCTAAACTGGTATCGTGGAAATATGTAAGAGCGAGGCGATGGCTTCGCTCTTTTAAGTTGAGGAATCATGAGATGAAGAATAGGGGTGTTATCTGTGGCAAAGAAACAATCTTTCGACGCCATGCTGGTCGGCAAGGATGTCATAGCTCAGTTCTTCGGAGTGACAGGGCGCCGTGTCGAGCAGTTGTGCGCGGATGGAGTCATAGACAGGATCAAAGAACGTAACGGTGAGGTTCGGTTCGAACTGATCCCGACCGTTCAGAAGTACCTAAAGTACTTGTCTGACAAGGCATACGGCAGAGAACGCAGCGACAGAGAGGCTGAACTTAAGGAAAAGAAGATGAACGCCGAGATCGCCTTGAAAGAGTCTCAGGGCGAGCTTCATCGCTTAAGGACGGAGATCGCCCAGGGAAATTACATTTCCGTAGAAGAGGCGAAGGCTGACTATAGCCGATTCTTCGTGGTATTTAAAAACTTTGCTCTTGCGTTACCTGATAAATTAGCGGGGCGGTTATCGGGATTCGTAGATCCTGTGGAAGTGAGACATATCGAAAATGAGCTTCAGGAAGAAGTAAACAAGCAGCTCAGTGGTTTCGTTTCCAGGGCGATCACGGAAGAACACAAGGTAGAGGATCCTACTAAACCGAAAAAGATCGGAAGGCCGAGGAAGAATGGCCCCCTCAAGTAAGTTTAAGGTTAAACAGTACATCAAAGACGCCTTGCAGCTTCTTAAGCCGCCTGAAAGAATGACCGTTTCAGAGTGGTCAGAGAAGTATAGAGTACTGGATAGTAAATCATCGGCCATGCCTGGATCGTGGAGGAACAACATAACTCCTTACCTTGTCGGGATCATGGACGAGTTCAACAACTATCAGACTGAAGAGATCATCTTCTGTAAGCCTACTCAGGTCGGAGGTACCGAGGCGATGCAGAACATGATCGGATACGCGGTTATGCAGGATCCCGCGCCTACGATGGTTGTTTATCCGACGATCGAGCTGGCGAAGTCCATCTCGGAAAACCGTCTCCAGCCTATGCTTAAGGCTACGAAGGACATCCGAAAGAAGTTCGATGAGAACTCATCTCTTTTGGAGCTTCAGTTCGAGGGCATGTACCTCGTCCTGGCGGGAAGTAACTCGCCTTCGAGCTTGTCAAGTAGGCCGATACGGTTCCTTCTGCTCGATGAGGTCGACAAATATCCTGGCGCAAGCACGAAGGAAGCGGATCCGATCAAGCTTGCAAGAGAGCGTACAAAGACCTTCCACAACAAGAAGATCTACATGACGTCAACTCCTACGCTTAAGACAGGCCATATCTGGAAAGCGAAGGAGGGTGCGGATATAGAGAAACACTTCTTCTGTCCGTGTCCTCATTGCGGAGACTACATAGAGTTCAAGTTCTCTAACCTGAAGTTCCCTGATGACGAGAGCATGAGCTACATGGATCGAGCTGAGCTCGCTACTTACGTATGCCAGAGCTGCGGAAGCTTGATCACTGATAACGATAAACACGTAATGCTTGAGCGCGGCGAGTGGCGTGACGTAAGACATGGCACGAAGCGTGCGAGGAAGGTTGCGTTCTGGATCAATACGCTGTATTCACCCTTCATCAGATGGGCCGACATTGCGTATGAGTTCCTTACATCAAAAGACGATTCTGAGGAGCTTCAGAACTTCGTCAACTCCTGGCTTGCTGAGCCGTGGGAGGATACGAAGCTTAAGACAAGCTCCGATTTGGTATTAGAAAGACAAACAGATGTTCCTGAACTGGTGATCCCGTCGTGGGCTGAGATGATCACGGGAGGCGTCGACGTTCAGGAAACATGCCTGTACTGGACTATAAGAGCGTGGGGAAAGTTCCTTACTTCTCAGAACATCGCTCACGGACAGGCGCTGTCGTTCTCTGAAATCGAAGGGATCATGAACACCGAATATGTAAAAGAGGATGGCGAACCGATGTTGGTTTGCTTGTGCCTCATCGACTCAGGTGATCAGACGGACGACGTATATGATTTCATCGTAGACAACATGGACTGGGCGCTCCCTGTTAAGGGCGCGTCTCACTCTCAGTTATCACATTACAAACTATCTACAATCAACAAAGAGGGTAGCCGTGCGAACGGTCAGACCCTCGTTTTAGTTGATGGCGACAAGTACAAGGACATGATCGCAAACCGTATGGCTAAGCCGAACGGGAAAGGTAGTTGGATGGTCTACCGTGGCTGTGACGAAGAGTACGCTAATCAGGTTACAGCCGAGCACAGAGTCACAGTTAAGAAAAACGGTGTCGTTAGGCAGACGTGGGTACCGAAAGTTGCGCACGCTGCGAACCACTACCTTGACTGTGAGGTTTATGCGACGGCAGCGGCAGACATCAGGCACGTGAGAACGCTTCATCTTCAGAGCGAAGCTCAGAATGAAATCGACGCGAAGGCAAAGGCCAGGAACGAAGAGGCTAAGCCTACGCAGGAAGAACAGTGGATACACGCAAACGAGAATTGGTTACAAGGAGGCAGCGGCAGATATGGCTGATAACGAAAACAACAACAATACGCCGAAACCTTCAACAACTCCCAAAAGTAATCAGGAGATGTTGGATAGCGTAAATGCCGCTATCTACGCTATTGCAGTCGGAGGCCAGAGCTACAAGATCGGATCCAGATCCTTAACAAGGGCGGACCTGAAACAGTTGTACGCTATAAGGAACGATCTGACCGCTCAGATAGCAGCAGGCAATAGCACAGGATTCTTTGATGACTGTTATGTAGCAGTCTTTGACGGGAGGTAAGACGATGGGTTTTCTTGATAGTATCATAGCCGCCTTTTCTCCTCAGGCTGCCTACAAGCGCGAAGCATTTAGGCGAGCGTATGAGGAGCTCCGAAACTACGACGCTGGAAGCTTCAACAGGCCGAACCAGAACTGGAGAGCGATAAACCAGAGCGCAGAGCAAACGGACTGCTTCAGTCGTGATGAGGTCAGGGCGAGGGCCCGTGATCTGGAGCGTAACAGCGACGTGCTTAACGCTGTGGTCGGACCGTTCAGACGCAACGTAGTCAGCGGCGGTTTTTCCATGCAGGCAAAGACGGAGAATCCCGAGCTTAACAAGGAGCTCGAGCACGTATGGAAGCGCTGGTGTAAGGCGCGGAACTGCGATGTAACTGGCAGGCAGAGTCTGATGACGATCATCAGAATGGCAGTGCAGCGCAAAAAGGTCGACGGAGGCATCCTTTTCGTCAAGAGATATACGAAGGGCGGGATCGTTCCGTTCAAGCTTCAGATGATCGAGGTCGACGAGCTGGATTCGTCTGTTATGGTTCCTCGAAAGGCGTCAAATAAGGTCGTCGGGGGTATCGAGCTTGACAAGACTAACGCTCCCGTTGGCTATTACATATCTCAGTACGATCCTCAGGGCTTTAATCTGGGAAATCCTGTTTACGTGGAAGCGAAAGACGTGATCTTTTACTTCTCGATCAGGCGGCCTTCTCAGGTTAGAGAAATGTCAGACATGGCACCTACGATCACAAGAGTAAGAGACGTGAACGAGTTCATGCTGGCTGTTTCTGTGAAGGAGCGTATTGAGGCATGTCTTTCAGTGTTCATAAAGAAGGGGATCCCGACGACTGGACTCGGAAGGGGCAACGATCAGAATGTTACCCGTACGAGCTACGACGGAAAGATGATCTCCCCTGGAATGATCAAGGAGCTTAACGCTGGTGATGAAATTCAGGTTGTTAATCCTTCAGGACAGGGGACAGACGCGACGGCGTTCACGAAGGTTCAGCAGAGACTCATCGGAGCTGGCCAGGGACTGAGCTACGAGGCTACAAGCCGCGACATGTCCGAGGCAACGTACTCGAGTGCTCGTCAGGGCATGATCGAGGACGACATGACCTACGAGGAAGAGAAGGCTCTTCTTATCGAAGTCCTTGACGAAATATACGAGACATTCGTTATCTCGGCAGTCCTTTGTGGAGCGGTGAATATCCCGAACTTCTGGTCCGACGTTGAGCGTTATCTGGCTCATGAATGGACTCAGGAGCCTAAGCCGTGGATAGATCCTCAGAAAGAGTCGAACGCAAACAAGACGGCTCTTCAGACAGGACAAAAGACATACAAGCAGATCGCAGCCGAGAATGGCCGTGACTGGCGCGATCAGATCAACGACATGGCCGAGATTATTGAGTATGGCAAAAGCAAGGGCATTGATATGACGCCCATTCTTTATGGCATACAGCAGCAGGAGGTAACAAATGGACAAGGCTCAGATGAAGAACAGGGAAACTGAGAAAAGAGGGAACCTGGAACGCTTTCTGAACATTAGCGCCATCAGAGCATTAGAGGGCGAAGGGAACGGGAGAAGATTTGAATTGTCTTTCAGTTCCGAAGAGCCTTACGAGCGCTGGTGGGGCATTGAGATTCTTTCTCACGAGGAAGGCGCGGTTGACCTTACACGTCTCAACACAATAGGCGTGGTTCTGTTCAATCATGACAGAGACAAGGTGCTCGGAAAGATCTTATCGGCAAGCATCGAGAACGGGAGAGGCGTTGCAACGATCGAGTTCGATGAGGATGCTGAGTCCGAGCTGATCTATCAGAAGGTTAAGAACGGAACTCTTAAGGGAGTGTCCGTTGGATATTTAGTGACCGTTTGGGAGGACGTCGAAGCAAACGCGACATCCTCTGACGGGCGATTCACGGGACCTTGCAGCATTGCTAAGAAGTGGATTCCGTTTGAGGTTTCCATCGTCAGTGTCCCCGCGGATCCGACGGTTGGCGTAGGAAGATCTCAGGAGGACCCTGAGAACACAAGTAAGGGAGTAAGCGGCTTTTACTACAATGAAAAGCAGCTCCAGATAAACACAAATTTACTCAAGGAGGTAAATAGCAAATGAAAGAAAAGTTGATTCAGAGACAGCAGGAGCTCGTGAACAATGCGAAAGCCGCAGGCAGAGAGCTTACTGTCGAGGAACAGGCTGAGTTTGACGAGATCACTGCTAAGATCAATGCTCTTGCAAAGTCGGCTGAGACCACACCCGCGACTGTACCCGTCAACGAGAAAAACGTAGACATCAATGCAGTTCGCGAGGCTGAACGCAACCGTATCCGCGAGATCGAAGATATGTGCGGTCACTTCGGCATCGAAGCAAGACAGTACGTAGAGAACGGCGCATCCGTTGAGGATGCAAGAAAAGCGGTTATGGAAAAGCTCATGGAGAACGGTGCTCCTATCGGACAGAAGGGCACAGTTGACGTCGTTAGAGACGCTGCTGACAAGTTCAGAAATGCGGTATCTGATGCACTCCTGCTTAAGAGCGGGCTCACAGTTGAGCATCCCGCAGAAGGAGCAAAAGATCTCCTTCACATGTCGCTTCGTGACATCTTCGTTGAAACATCTGGCGAGGCTGGCCTTTCCAGAAAGAGCCCTGATGAGCTCTTCTCTATGGCTCAGCGCCAGTACTTCAATCCTACTGCGGCTTTCCCCGCTATCCTTGATCAGACGATCAACAAAGCGTATGCGGAAGGCCACAGAAAAGTTGCGGTTACATTCGATCGCTTCACAAAGAAGGGCACCCTTTCCGATTTCAAGGTTGCTAACGGCAAGTACCTTGCTGGTCCTGTTGGTGAGTTCCTTGAGGTTCCTGAGGGCGGCGAACTCAAGCATGACATCTTCGCTGATGACAAGCTTCCTACAAGGCAGCTTAAGACCTACGGACGTCAGTTCACGATGTCCCGTCAGGCCTTCATCAACGACGATATCGACGTTGTAACGAAGCTTCCTTCGAGATACGCTGCTTCGGCTCGCAAGACCATCAACAAGCAGGTATTCCAGATCCTTTACAACAATCCGACGATCTATGACGGCGTTGCTCTCTTCAATAGCGCACACAGAAACGTTCTTACCACTGGTACAGGCGTTACTCAGGCAGCTTTCCAGGCAATGCTCATGGCTCTTCAGACTCAGAAGGATCAGTTCGGCGAAGCTATCATCGTAGATCCTAAGGCTGTTGTTGCTCCCGTTGGTATGGGCTTCGACTTCGAAGCACTCCTCAGAAGCGAGACAATCAACACCGCTGGAAACACTCAGGCAAAGAACCCTCTGTATCGTTATCGCGATATGGAGATCATCGAGGATCCTACCCTCAACGTTCTCTGCGGAGACTTCGGCAACACAATGCCCTGGTTCCTCTTCGCTAATCCTGATGATGCAGCTCTCCTTGAAGTTGACTATCTCAACGGACAGGAGATTCCTACTATCCGCAGGATGGAAGCTCCTGGTCAGCTCGGCTTCATTTGGGATATCTATCTCGACTGGGGCATCAGCGTTATGGACTTCCGCGGCGCTATCAAGAACCCTGGCACAGTGGTTCCTGATCCTTTATCGTAATCAAAAAGGAGGTAAACAATCATGGCAGCAGCTAAATACTGGGAAAGAGGGGAAGCCCTCGATTACAATAACGGCAGCGGCTCAAAGATCGACGCAAACACCATCGTCGTTCTTACGGCCGGTGCAGCAGGCCGTATCGGAGTTGTCGGTACTGACATTCCTAACGGTGCGGTCGGCAGCGTTCATGTAACTGGTGTATTCCAGATGCCGAAGAGCTCCTCAAACGCCATCACTCAGGGTACGGCAGTATACTGGGACGGCACAGGCGTTACCGAGGACAGTAACGACGGCGGCGGAACACCTACATACTACCCTTCGGCTGGCTTCGCAGCGTATGACGCAGCAGCAGCAGACGAAACGATCCTTGTAAAGATCGGTTAAGGAGGGGCCTTATGGCAAATACCAACAATGGCGGCGAGGGCAAAACCCTCGTCGCTACTTACCCTATACTCTTCAGGGCACACTTGTATAAGGTTGGAGAAAAGCTTCCCACTAACGACACAACGATGTTGAACGCTTGGTTGGAGGCTGGATCGGCTAAGTGGGTAGACGACGTAGAACCCGAGAAGGAAGCTCCTGCTCCTAAGGCTAAGCCCGCAGCAGCGGAAGCTGGTCTCCCTGGTTGCAACGTTGTCGGCGCTGAGTCGGACGGCGAGAACCTGATCGGCAAAGTGCCTAAGACAAGTCGCAGAAAGAAGGTCTAAGCCATGTCAGCGTTTAAGGATCAGATAGCTATTGATAATGAGGTCGTGTTCATGAACATTGACGAGTTTGCGGATGAACATATCATCAGCATGAACGGTGTGGAAAAGAAGATGGCGATCATTTTCGATAGCAATGAGATGATTGACCGAGAGAAGCGTTACCAGTATAAGAGATCGCTCTATGCTGATGGCGTATTCCTCGATGAACTTCTAATCTACGTCAAAGCTTCAGAGTTCGGACCGCTGCCTAAGGTAAACGGAACACTCTTTCTTGACGGAGTTCAGTATCTCGTGTCTGATGCAGTAGACGAGGACGGGCTGTATTCGCTTTCATTACAGGCCAACAAGACGTCTGTTAGATCAAGGAATCAGGTGTTCACATGATCCATTTTCTGATAAACATGGAAGGCTTGCATGAGATCGAAGCAGCTCTCGGCAAAGCCAAAGACAAGTCAAAAGTTGTATTGCGTAAAGCAATCAACGACGCGGCGAAAGAAGTAGAGAAGCGTATGGCAAAAGGCGCAAGCAAGCGATACGCCAGAAACGAAAGTGGTATGAGGCCCTACAGAGATGTAACAACCATCTCTAAGGCGAAGGTCGGAAACCTCGCGGCTGTTATCAGAGTCACGGACAGACCTTCGGAACTGTACGACTACACTCTCAACGACAGAACATATTATCCTGGCAGTAAAGGCGCTCCCCGTTGGATCAAGGGCAAACAGCTCAAGACGGGACGCCTTTTAAAGTTGGCCGCAAGGCCTAACGCTGGAAGGGACAAGTATAAAGCCTTCGTTGTTGAGTACCCCGTTCCTGGCGGCGGCAAGCACCGCGCTATAGCAGAGCGTGTCCCTGGCTCTCACATGGCCGACAATCCTAACAAGGAGAAGATACGCTCGCTGTACGGTACATCGAAACCAAAAGCTGAGGAGTACGTGTTCAAGCAGGATATCGAAGCGGATATTCAGGACATGCTGATCCGAAACATCCAGCTTCAGATAGACAGATTCTTATAAGGAGGTTCAAATGACTCCACTCGAACTACAGGATATGCTGGTTGCGGAGATGGAAAAGCTCTTTTATGACTGGCTTTACAAAAATCCGAACTACAATCCTAACGATCCTGAGAGTCAGGAACGGATCCCTTTACAGATTTTCTCGCAACACATCCCGACAACAAGTGCTAACTCAGAAGCGGATCCCGTTCCATATATCATCGTTAGATTAAGTTCTGGCGATGATAGCGGCGCAGGAGACTCAAACAACGTTGTAAACGTTGTGATTATCGCGGGTATCTGGGACGACAACGAAGCGGCCCAGGGGCATCGCGATGTCTTAAACATTATCCAGAAGGTCTATCAGAGATTTTCGGAGAATCCAAGCTTAAACGATAAAGCTGCTTTTACTGGAGAATTTCACTGGGCGGCTCAGGAGGATAACTATTTCCCGTTCTACTTCGGAGCGTGCCAGATCAGCTTCAATATACCAGCTTTAAGAAGGGAGGATAAATACGCATGAGCGCAAAAAACAAGACAGCGGCAGATCCTAAGCCCGAGGGCGTAAAGGCCGAGGCAACTGAGGAAGTAACCGCTACTCCTGTTAAGGAGGCTCCTAAGCCTGTTAAGCAGGAGAAGAAGGAAAACGTCGTGTACGTTGGCCCCACTGTCATCGGAGTCGCTAAGAGCGGCAGCGTTTTCAAAGACGGTATTCTGCCCGCGAAGGCGCAGGAGTGCATATCGGAACTCCCGATGATGAAAAGACTCTTTGTTCCTCAGAGTCAGTATGTAGGAGCAGCAAAAGAGTTGAGCGAGAAGCAGAGCGCTTTAAGCGCGATCTATCGCGAAGTAACCAAAAAACTTAAAGGAGGTAAATAATTATGCCTTACCAGCATGGTATTAGGATCGAAGAGAATCCTACAAGTATTCCTACCCCTGTGCAGAGCGAGAGCGGGGTTCCCGTGATCTTCGGAACCGCGCCTATCAACCTTGCGGTTGATCCCGCTCATGCAACAAACAAGCTCTTCCTGTGCCACGACTTCAACGAGGCTCAGGCGTTTCTCGGTTATTCCGATGACTATGCAAAATATACCTTGTGTCAGGCGATGGACGCTTTCTTCAAGGCGTTCGGCGTAGGGCCCGTCGTTCTTTGTAACGTTCTTGATCCCACGAACGCTTCTCACAAGGAGGCTATCACACAGTCGGCAGTTACCGTGGCAGATAGCCAGTCCGTTCTTAACGAGATCGGCATCATCATGTCGTCGCTTGCTTTCAAGGACAACGGCACCGACCTCGTTGAGGGCACTGATTACACTCTTGCTTTCAATGCTGACGGCAAGGTAGTTGTTACATTCCTTGTTTCAACTACTTCAGTTACCGTTACTGGTAACAAGCTCAAGCCCGCTGGCGTTACGGCAACAGATGTGATCGGAACCATCGACGCAGGCACAGGCGTTTACACAGGCATCCAGCTTGTCGACAAGGTTTATCCTGAACTTACCCTTGTTCCTGGTCTCCTCCTCGCTCCTGGTTGGTCTCATCTTCCCACTGTAGGCCTTGCGCTTGCATCCAAGTGTGAAGATATCAGCGGCCTCTTCAGAGCTGAGTGTATCGTCGACATCGACTGTGGCCAGACTGGATCGGGCGCTCTTAAGTATAACGACGTTGCAACCGTTAAGGCAAGCAGCGGTTATAACGACGAGCACATGATCTGCTTATGGCCCGCAGTTAAGTTCGCAGGCAAGGTGATGGCATACTCCGCTATCTATGCTGCTATGACGGTTTATACCGACATCAACAACGATAACGTGCCTAACCTTTCTCCTTCGAACAAGCCTCTTAGGATCGGTTCTGCTGTTCTTTACGACGGAACTGAGGTTAGCCTTGACAAGCCTCAGGCTAACGAGCTTAACGGCGCGGGCGTTGCAACAGTGATCAACCTTAACGGCTTGAAGTCGTGGGGCAACAACACTGCTGCTTATCCTGCTGTTACGGATCCTAAGGACAGATGGATTTGTTGCAGACGCTTCTTCTCGTGGTGGGGCAACAGCTTCATTACGACTTATATGGAGAAGGTCGACGATCCCGCAAACTACCGCCTGATCGAGAGCATCGTTGATTCAGAGAACGTTCGTGCAAACGCACTCGTTTCTGAAGGCAAGTGTGCTGGCCTCAGGATGGTATACAGCAAGGATGACAATCCGATCACTGCGGTTATCGACGGCAAGATCAAGTTCCGTCAGTACCTTGCACCGTATACACCCGCCGAGGACATCCTTAATGTTCTCGAGTTCGATCCCTCGATGATCGAGGTAGCATTAGGAGGTGAGTAAGAATGAATGGTAACATTCCTGAAGTCATCAATGCGTTTAACGCATACAACAACGGAAACAAGATGATCGGAGTTACAGACTCTGTAACCCTTCCTACTCTTGAGGCGATCACTGAGGAAGTTAGAGGCGCAGGCATCCTCGGCTCTTACGAGACCAGTATTCCTGGCCACTACTCGAGTATCTCTCAGGACGTTCCGTTCCGTATCCTTGATGAGGACATTTTCAAGATCATGAACCCGAACGAGCCCGTCGACCTTACGTTCCGTGCTTCGGAACAGTCGACAGTTAAGGCTACAGGAGCTCTCGATTACACATCCATGCGTGTCGTTGAGCGCGGTCGCCTTAAGTCCTTTACCCCTGGCAAGCTTGAACAGGGTAAACAGATGGACGCAACCGTCACTCTCGAGATCCTTTATCTCCTTGTTGAGATCGACGGAAAGACAATGCTTGAATACGACAAGCTGAACAGCGTTTTCGTCATTGATGGCGTAGACGTTCTGGCGAAAGTGAGGTCATTTAGCTGATGGATGAGAAGAAGAATATGTTAAAAGACGAGATCAAAGAGGATGCGGTTGTTACCGATCCCGTAACAGACGTTGAGGATGAGGACGATGGCTATGTCATCAAGCTCAAGAAGCCTTACAAGTTTGAGGGAAAGGAGTACACCGAGATCGACCTTTCTGGTCTCGAAGATATTTCCGCAAGAGACATGATCGCGGTAAACAAGTACATGGATCGTAACGGAGGCACTGGCCTTTCGGTTATGCCTGAGGTCTCGCTCGAGTATGCGTGCAACCTTGCCGCAAGAGCAGCACAGCTTCCCGTAGAGTTCTTCTTAGGACTCCCTGGATACGTGTCTATGAAGGTGAAGAATCGCGTCATGGGTTTTTTATTCGGTGCGGAGTAAGCCCTTCTGATGTAAGGGACTTACGTAAGATCATAATCAAGCTGGCAATGGCACTTCAGACTAGCATGGAAAGCTTCTTTGATATGTCATTGCCAGACTTAATTGAAACTGTTGAGGAGGTGGGCGAAGTTGCCGAAGAACGGAAAAGAATACAAGCTGGCAATAAGAATAGCGGGCGTCGTTGACAAGTCCTATGACTTAGCGCTCACGTCTGCTGGCACCAAGATCAAGAGTTTCAAGGGACTCATGGGAAAGATTGACGGAACCTTTACCGAACTGGATAGAGGCTTCGACAAGGTTATGAACGCGGGCAAGAAGTGTTTTGACGCTATCACGACCGCGGCCAAGATCGCAGCAGTCGCCGTTGGTGCAGTAACAGCGGCGTCTGTGAAGGTCGGTTCTGACTTCGAAAGCGAGATGTCTGTAGTTCAGGCTATCAGCCAGGCTACGGATGAAGAGCTTGCAAGGCTTTCCAAGAAGGCCAGGGAAGTCGGAAAGACTTCCGTTTTCTCCGCTACTGAAGTCGGAGAAGCGATGGAATACATGGGTATGGCAGGCTGGAAAACAGAGGAAATGCTTGCTGGTATCGAAGGCGTTGTAAATCTTGCTGCTGCTTCAGGCGAGGACATGGCAACGGTTTCTTCCATCGTAGTAGATACTCTTACTGCTATGGGTAAGACGGCAGACTCTACGAGTGAGTTTGTCGACGTTCTTGCTCAAGCAGCAATGAACTCGAACACAAACGTTGAGCTCATGGGCGAGACGTTTAAATATGCAGCTCCCGTAGCGGGTGCCCTGGGATACGACTTCAAGGATCTCGCTATTGCCACTGGTCTGATGGCTTCCAGTGGTATTAAGGGCAGTTTAGCGGGTACCGCTCTCAGAAATATGCTTACACGTATGGCTAAGCCTACGAAAGAGAGTAAGGACGCAATGGAAAAGCTCGGGCTTTCGCTCGAGGATGAAGAAGGAAAAGCCTATTCCCTTATGGATATCATGACGAAGCTTCGCGAAAGCTTCTCTGAGGGAGGCGACTCTGAAGGAATGGCAGCGGCTCTTTCCACGCTCGGCGGTCTTACTGATGAGCAGATAGAAGAGTACAAGGCTGGCCTCGGCGACATGACCGCTGCCGAGGAAGCGTTTTACGCAGCCGAGCTCGGTGGACTCCGAGGCATGTCAGGTCTCCTTGCTCTTGCAAACAGTTCGGATGAACAGTTTGCACAGTTAGCCGATTCGATCTACGGCGCTGAGGGCGCTGTCGGGCAGATGGCATCTGTAAGATTGAATAACCTTCAGGGTGACGTTACGATCCTGAAGGATGCGGTTAAGGACGCAGGCATCGAGCTTTACTTCCAGTTTAACGATGAGCTGAGAGAAATTGTGCAGAAGATAACTGATTTCGTCAATTCGGCAGCAAAGAAAATCCCTGAGTTTTTCAATAAGATTGCTGCTGCGTTCCCGACAATCAGACGTAAGTTCAAACAGTACGCGGGCCCTGTGTTTGACGCCATTTTAGATGTTGGTAAGTGGATCATCAAACATGGCAATGGAATCATCGCGACTCTGGCTGGCATCGGAACCGCATTAGCAACTTACAAAATCCTTTCAACCGTTTCACATCTCATCATAACGATTATGAAGATTGCAAGCCTCGGTCCCGTGGGAGGGATCATTCTCGGTATTATATCAGCTCTTTCAACGCTGGTAGGGTTGTTTGTAGATTATAAGCTGGTAGAACAGGATCTCATTGATCAGAGCCTGGCTGATCATTTCGGAGATATCGCTCTTTCGATGGAGGATATTTCTGACGTAGCAGATTATATTGTGTCGACGGATAATCTCGGCAAGGTTAAGGAAGCTCTCGATGCGTTTGACGATCTTGATCAGTATTCAAGCAATATCGCTGAAGCGGTTAAGGAGCTTAACAAGCTTAACTGGAAGGTTTCTATCGGTATGGAGCTGACTCCTGAGGATCAGGAGTCATACAGCGCTGCGATAGAATCGTTTATTACAAACGTTCAGGATTACGTGATAAATGAGTATCACGGAGCTACGATCAGTCTTGCTACTATCTTCGATGAAGGAAACGCTGATAAGGAAACTGTTTCGCAGAAGCTTGACAAATTCTTTGAAAGCAACATCACAGAGCTCGAAAGCCTCGGAACTAAACTCAGGGATGCTGTTACGGATGCGTTCAATGACGGACTGTTAGAGATCGAGGAGATCGACGTCATCCGAAACCTCCAGCAGCAGATGGCCGATATCCAGATGGCTCTCGCTGTTGATGATTATAACGTAGCTCTTGCAATGCTCGGAGCCGAGTTCAGCGGAAAAGATCTCACTCCTGACGCTTTCCTTAATTTGCAGGAACGCTTAGGCGAGGCTTCATTGAAGGCATCAGAAGCATACAGAGAAAACTACGCAAGAACACAGGCGATCCTGAACGCAGCGCATGAGTCAGGGGATCCTGATAAGAGGCTCTCTGATGCAGAGTACACCGTGGCTAGCGAGGCAAACGCAAAGAAGATGCGTGAAGGCATAGCAAAGACAAACCTTCAGGCACTACAGTTTCAGCTCAACACGATATTTGATACATACGGAAGTGAGGTAGATGCTTACCTCGAAGAGCTATCCAAAGCTCTTTCGAACGAAGCGCTGGGAACCTGGTTCGAAAACTCATCCAGTGAGTTTGTAAATGCTTTAATTTACCAGCAGCTCGAGGACTGGCTTGAGTCTGACGAACGGATGGACGACACAACGAGGGGTGCTATCGGAACCTTCCTTGAAGGATTGGCTGGTTCGATGAGTGAGCTTAGCGCTATTGACTGGAACGCGCTTCCTGAACTCCGTGATCAGTACACCGAATTGATCAAGTCATACGACTTGTTAAGCGGCATAACGGGAGACAGAGAAGGCGTGAACGCTAGTATCGCTCACGCGATGGCAGACTCGGATAATCCCGCATTAAATGAATATATATCTTCAAGGTATGAGAAGATAACGGGAATTGCTTATAGCAAGGCACAGGAAGCTATAGACAAGATCTTTAGTGAGCCGTTCTCGGTGAACTCAGATCTCGACATCACTCTCAATCCTCGCCTCATCGGTTCAAACGGAGACGGAACGCTTAGTACTGTTATAGACGGAAAGACGATCACTCTCAATCCGAGAGATTTCTCGTCGGCTTCACGTATTTCTGGCCATGCAAACGGAGGCTTCATCAATAAGTTGCAGCTTTCATGGCTCGGAGAGAAAGGCCCTGAAGCAGTTATTCCTCTTAACGGAAGCGATCGTGCAATGTCACTCTGGGAAAAAACAGGCCAGCTCCTCGGTATGAGAAGCTTGACAGACCGCTACGATCTTTCAGGTGGATCCGCAGGAGGCGCCGTAAAGATCGAATACAATCCTACACTTCAGTTCTATGGCGAGGCTCCTTCAAGATCGGATCTCGATGAGGCGCTCAAGATGTCTCAGGATGAGTTCGAAGCAATGATGGAGCGGTACCTGAAGAACAACGGACGTCTCGCGTTCAGATAAGGAGAAATTTATGGCTCAGGCATACAGAACGGTTTCTGGTGACGTTTGGGACAAAATAGCAAAAGAGGTATACGGATCAGAGTCGTATACCTCTTTCCTTATGGCAAACAATCAGGAGCATATCAGCTATTTCATTTTTCCTGAGGGCGTGATTCTCAAGATCGAGGATCTCCCCGAAGAGGATGAGAGTGTATTGCCAGATTGGAGGTCGTAAATGGCTGCTAAACCGCGTCATGTCAAAATTGAAATTAAATATGACGGGACGGACGGGAAAGCTAAAGTCGCCAGCACTGTATCTACTGCTTCAGAGAACATAACCGAGGGCGGCATAAGCTACACCGTAGTACGCGGAGATACACTCTGGGCGATCGCTAAGAAGTATCTCGGCGAAGGAACCCGTTACACAGAGATCTACGACGCTAACAAGGACGTTATTGAGGCGACGGCCAGGGCTCACGGCAAACCCGACTCCGATCACGGACACTGGATCTGGGCGGGCGAGATCCTGGTTATACCTATTAGCGCTTCTTCTGCGGAAGAGTCAAGATCGAGCTACTTAAGTAGCGGCCAGAGCAAGAAGGAAAAGCTCGGCAACAAGATCGAGAGGCAGCTTTCAAGCTTCTCGTATACAGACGTAGCAAGCGGGCAAAGCGACTCCGTTTCGCTCACGATGCACGACATCGGCAAGGAGTGGATGGGCGCATACATGCCTCAGAAGGGCGCAAGCCTCGGAGCGAAGATCGTTCCTGAAGAGTGGGAAAAGTTAGATACGCTCGACTGCGGAAAGTTCGTTCTGGATGATATCTCGTTCTCAGGACCGCAGATAACATGCTCCCTCGGGGGTGTGAGCGTTCCCGCTATGGACGACTTCAAGGCGCTTCCCAGAACACAGACCTACGAGAAAACGACCGTAAGACAGATCGCTTCTCAGGTAGCTTCGAGGGCGAAGGTCAGCCTGGTATACGAGGCGTCAGATGTTCAGATCGCAGAGATCGAACAGAAGAAAAAGACAGACAGCGCGTTCCTGTATGAGATTTGCGAGAAGTATGGGCTCGCGATGAAGGTCTATAACCACAAGATTGTAATCTTCGATATGGCAGCATACGAGGCGAAGAAGGCCGTGCTGACACTCGAAGCTGGAAAGAACATCGAGAGCTGGTCGTACAACACTACCGTTGACGGCACATACACAGGCGTAGAACTCTCGTATACGGACCCCGACAAGTCGACCATCAAGGTCACGATCGGGAAACAAGGCAGGATGTATTCGCTGAACACTCAGGCTTCCAGCCGTTACGATGCGGAGCTTCAGGCAGAAGCGAAGGTCAACGAGGCGAACAGGAGCGCTGAGACGATGACCATATCGGTATTTCCATGTACCCTCGTTGCGACGCAGTGCGTAAACGTGAAAGGCCTCGGAAACATCGACGGCAAGTACTTCATCGACAAGATCAAGCACGACGTCGGATCCAGCGGATACAAGATGCAGCTCACGCTACACAAGGTCCAGAAGATCATAAAGGCATAACGGAGGGATCATGGGAATAAGGATCGGAAAAGTGACTCAGGTATTTCCTGACGAAGGGAAGGTAAGGGTAGTCTATGAGGACGAAAACAACGCTTCTCTGAAGCTTGACGTCCTTACATTCAACCATGAATACCTCATGAACGCTGTCGGAGACAAGGTGCTTACATTGCATCTTGATAACGGCAGCTCTAAAGGTTTCGTTCTCGGAACCTATTACGGCAGCGTTACTCCTAAGGCTCAAAAGGGGTACCGCAAAGACTTCAACAACGAAGATGACGCGAACAAGGCAAGCGTTACGTTTGACCCAGAGGTCGGAAAGTTCACTCTGGCGGCAGGAGATATTGAGCTTCAGTGCTCTTACGCGACGACAAGCGTTGAGAGCATTATCAAGCGTATAGAGGCTCTTGAGAACGCGATCAACCATTAGTAAGGAGGTTCGCTATGGCAGAGATAGGCAACCTGGGCGAGCTCATTACGTTTCAGGTAAGCAGCAAGAAGGTTCTGACGTTCCATGACATGCAGCGGAACGTGAAGGGCAAGTGGGTAGCTCACGACGTGATCGGGAAGAAACCTAAGTCCGAGTTCATCGGGCCCGACCTCCAGCAAGTAACGCTCCCGATCTTTCTCTCCTCGGTGCATCGTGTCAAACCTCGCAAGACGATAGAGCGGATCGAGAAGGCCGTCGAGAAGGGCACACCGTTCACATTCGTTATCGGAGGCAAGAAGGTCGGAAAACATCAGTGGGTTATTGAGAACATGAGCGACACATGGGGCGAGATCATCGAGGATGGTCGACTCGTGGCCGCGAACATAACTCTAACCCTGAGGGAATACGTTTAGGAGGTAAGCGCTTATGCAGATGTATATTGACGGCGACTCTGAAGGCTTCACTCCTGATGAGTTCCTTGACGTGAAAAGATGCCTTGAAACGATGCTCTCTATCAGGGCTGGAAGCCAGCCCCTCGATAGGGAGCTCGGCATTAATTACGATGGGATCGTCGGGTACCCAGATCCTATTGCAGAGAACATGCTCTCGCTTGAGATCATAGAGAAGGTCGAAAGGTACGAGCCGAGAGCGGAAGTCGACAACATAACGTTCGAACATTCAGACAACGGAGAGCTCGTACCGCATATCTATTTCGTAAAGGGGGACGGTGAGGAGACATGAATTTCTTAAACTTAGCAAACATCCCTGATATCAGCTTTATCGACAACGAGACGATCGACGGGGTTTTCACTCAGATGATGAATGACTACCTCGACAAGATCGAGGAGCTCACGGGCAAGAGAACTGCTCTCGCTGCTGCGGATCCGATCAGACTCATCATGTATGCTTGTGCTGTTCAGACGTACCAGGCAATGCAGTACGCAGATCACGCAGGCAAGATGAGCTTGCTTACGTACTCGAATGGAAACTACCTCGATCATCTGGGAACGATCGACGGCCTGCTCAGAAAGCAGGAAACCCCCGCTAAGGCACAGTTCGAGTTTTCGATCGCCAGCGCGCTCGGAACCGTCGTTGCGATCCCCGCAGGAACGCGTGTTACGAACGGCAACGATGTGTTCTTCGCTACAGACGAGTATGCTGAGATCGCCATCGGTCAGACAAGCGTGGTAGTCGGCGCGACGTGTACCACGGCAGGCGACGAGGGCAACGGTTTCGCGGTGGGCGAGTTCACAACGCTCGTGAATACGATCCCTTACATTACATCGGTAACAAACATCGAAGAAACATACGGCGGCGCTCCCGTAGAATCGGATGAGGATTTCAAGGAGCGCATCTTCAAGTCCCCTGGTAGCTACGCTACAGCGGGTCCTGAGGACGCTTATATCTACCATACGAAGAACGTATCTCCTCAGATCGGAGATGTTTACGTAGACTCAACGACTGAAGGCCAGGTCGACGTTTACTTCGTTATGGAGGACGGCTCGCTTCCGTCGGCATCCATGATCACTCAGGTCCAGAACGCGCTGAGCGACAAAAAGCTCAGGCCTCTTACGGATTATGTCGTTGTTCAGGCTCCTTCAACAGAGTCGTATGACATTGATGTGACGTACTACATCGCTTCGAGCGACTCGGCAGCGGTGTCTACGATCCAGGACAACGTGACTGCGGCCGTAGCTGCTTATAACGAGTGGCAGACCGAGGTTATCGGCCGTGACATCAACCCTTCAGTTCTGGTTCAGAAGCTCATGGAGGCAGGCGTTAAGCGCGTCGAGGTTACGGATCCCGTTGATACGGTCGTAAATAACGACACGATCGCTCAGCTCGGCACCGTAACCGTAACATACGGAGGTATCGAGAATGATTGATTTCAGAGACAGTCAGATCACACAGATTCTTCCTGAGGCGCTTGCAAACCTCCCTGAGGTCCAGGCGCTTTCTTATGCGCTTATGAAGTCCAACCAGAGGCTTGTTGACTACTGTAAGAACATCAGCGTGTATGCAGTGATCGACGAGCTCCCTGAAGATATACTCGACCTTCTCGCTATCGAGATGGATACACAGTATTACGACGAGACTCTTCCTATTGAGAAGAAACGCGAGCTGGTCAAGGGAACGCGTATCTGGTACCAGCATGCGGGAACACCGAGTGCTGTAGAAGAGCTTGTCGCTTCTGTGTTCGGGACTGGCGAGGTATCGGAGTGGTTCAATTATGGCGACGATCCGTATTTCTTCAAGATCGCCACTGACGTCGAGGTTACACCCGACATCGTAAGTCGCTTTAATACGATCATCAGGCGTGTCAAAAACGTTCGATCTCACTTAAGAGGAGTGGAAATAAAGCGACTGATCGAAGGGGACATGTACTTCGGCGGGTATGTCGCTCAAACACATTACAGAGTCATTAAATAAGGAGGAATTATGGCAGTATTTAGCAATCCTATATTCACGAATGAAGGCAGAGCCTTGATGGCCGATATCATTGCTAATCAGGGGACGGCCGTATTCAAGGAGGCATGGCTTTCATCAACGAACTACGTTGGATCGGAAGAGACCTTGACCGCAGCTACGTTCGCAGGAACGTTCCTTGTCGACAACAACATCAGTGCAAGTAAGTACGATAATACTGTAATCGGCACGGAAGTCACTGTAGACAACTCAACGCTCCTTGTTGACCAGAACCTCTATACCATCGGAATCATCCTTGACGATAATGGCACAGACGTTCTTCTTTGCGTGAGCACAACGAGCAGTCCTGAGCCTATTCCCGCGTTCGTTGATAACCCGATTAAGTTCGCATACCAGTTTATGCTTACGGTTTCATCGACACAAAGCATCAGTATTGTAGGCAGCCTCGCTGGCATAGTATATAAGGGCGACATCAGGGACGTGCTTACTTCTTCAGAGTCCGACAAACCTCTTTCCGCTCGGATGGGTAAGAAACTCGCTGATGAGAAGCAGGATGCAACTCTCGCTACCCCTCTAACCATCAACGGCAACACCGAAAGCACGGTAGAGACCGCGCTTGGGGGGCTTAACGATTATTCGGACGCGCTGAAAGACAACCTTGCGGCGAACGAGAACGTGTACGGAGCGAAGAATGAAAACGCATATCCTTATGAGGATACAACAAAAGCAGACAGTGGAATTACGTTTACAGATAACGGCGACGGTTCTGTTACTGTAAGCGGAACGGCGGGAGCAAACACACAGTTTAATTGTCACCACGTCAAAAGGCTCACACTTTCACAAGGGAAACACAAAATAAACGGCTGCCCTGTGGGCGGTTCGGGCGCGTGGTATATAAATATCACAGAATATATCAATGGCGTATATTCGACTATTTATACAGTAGACGAAAACGGTGTAGAAATCACCGCAGACAATACAAAAAGCTACGGCGTTTATGTATGGGTAGCAAGTGGGACATCAATTTCGACTCCGATCACATTTTACCCGATGATCCGTGACGCGCGAATCCTTGACGACACATTCGCTCCTTACGCACCGACAAACCGCGAAGCGATGTCTTTCAGAGCAAACGGAAAAGTCGGGTCAAAAAACTTTTTGAAAAACAATCTTTCAACAACTACTACAGGAGATGTTACATATACCATAAACAACGACGGTTCTATTACGGTCAGCGGTACACCGTCTAGTGATTCTTGGGTAACTATGAGAGGATTTACGATACCGAAAGGCAAATATATTCTGTCGGGTATTCGAGGATATTCAGTACAAAACATGAAATGGGATTCTCTCGTTCTGTTCTCAAACGGAACAGTAGTGCAAACATTCAACTTTGGAGGTGGTTATGGAACACAAGACGACGCTATATTTGACACATTGCCTTATACTTACGATGAAGTTGCCGTTGTATTAAGTAGGTATCAGGCAAACGTGGCTTGCTCGGGTACAGTTTACCCCATGATTCGCATAGTCGAGGACACAGACCCGACATATCAGCCTTATAGCAAGACCAACAAGCAACTCACGAACGACAAGGCAGAGCGCAACGACCTTTCGACAATCCACGCCACAGGTTCGACCAACACGACAGGCGCAACAATCGCAAACGGTACGTTCTTCTACCTTAACGGTCAGTTTTGCAAGGCGCTGACGAATATCGCGGCTAATGCGACGTTCACGCTAAACACAAATTATAGTGTTGACACCGTAGGCGCGGAAATTGCAAGTTGTAGCAAAAGGCAATATAGCTTGTTAAAAAATGCAACAAACACAGATGGAACAGTCGTTTATACCTTAAACGATAACATAAGCAATTATAAGGAACTTGCACTTTATTTAAGATACTCAAATCAAATATTAGGGGGAACAATAATTCTTACATCATTACTTGGAACAAACGATGAAATGTTTGCATCTATCCCCATGTCAAATGATTTAGAATACGCAAGAGTTAAAAAGTTGTCAGATACAACGGTCAACCTTTGGACTAAAGGCACTTTAAGCGGCTCAAGCGCATGGCTTTATGGCATAAACTAAAAACAAGGAGGATAAAACATGAATTACGCAATTATCAGACAGGTAAACGGGAACTTTTTCATCGAAGCCGAGGGCTTCACAACACCCGATTCAGCTATTATGGCTTGGTACGATGTGTGCAAGGCTAACAGAGCCGCACAAGATGTAGCAAGGGCTACAATCTCAATCGTTGATGAAAATCTCGACCCGTTAGATGGCGGCAAATACAAAGAAACAATCGTACACGCACAGGGTTAAACAGAGCCTACAGGGCATTAAAAAAGGCGAGGCGATAACACCTAAAACACCACGCCCAACTATCCTTGTGTAGTCAGGGTTGAGATTTCGCCCTGTTGAAAAATACAGGGCGTTTTCGTTGAATAATATTTACGGAGGGAAAAATTATGCTGACTATAGGAAAACAGAACACAGGAAAGAAGTACAACGAGGCAAGGCTTGAACTGTTCGCACTGTCAACGGATACACCGTTCCCGACAGATGACGTTGACGGGATCAAGATCCTTAACGGTTCATCTCTTACGGAGATTGATACTGGCGTGAAGCATCTCTTCGACGAAGAGAACAGTACGTGGTACCAGCAGCCTTAACGGCTTGTCTTTGGAATGCTATTATAAGCACCGTGATTTCCGTATCGAACTGAAGGAATCGGATGGCGTTGTCCGTAGAGGTCCCCTGTGAGGAAAACAGATGTGAGAGAGCCTTGTAATGGTGCGATTAAACGAATAATCGGAGGAGTAGAGATGGATCAGGTAATTACGTTCACTTTGGAAGAAGTGTGGCACTTAATACTCGCTATATGCGGAGGTATCGTTGCGATTTCAGGAGCGGTAGCAGTCATCGTGCAGATCATCAAGAAGCTGCGGCATCCAAACAAACAGCAAAACGAGGATATTGCTGACTTGAAAAATCGCATGAAAAAAGTCGAGGATAGACTCGAAGAGGGCAATGCGAAATTCAAAGAAGAGGAACGGCAAACTCGCGAACTTGAAGAAGATCTGAAAACGACGATACGAATGATCATCGAAGGCTTACAAGCTCTGACGGCACACGCGTTAGACGGTACCAGTACTGATGAATTGCGTAAGGCAAAACAGAATCTTGACAGTTATCTGCTTAAGCAGCTTTAACAGGAAGGAGACAAACCATGATTTCAAACAAGGTATATGACGTTCTGAAGTGGATCGTTATCGTTTTTCTCCCCGCTCTTAACACTCTGATCTTTGCACTGGGGAACGTTCTTCAGTTCGAGTCAAGCGTGATCTGCGGGATCATCTCGGCAGTTACCGTGTTCTTAGGCGCCTTGATCGGAGTCAGCTCCGTGAGATACAGCAAGGAACAGGAGGGCAAGGATGAAGAAGCGTAAAGTCGTAATACTCGGCCATGCCGTGAGCGACGAACGCGGAAAGAGTTCTGGAGGGAAACCTGGGAATCAGACTGGGAATGAGCTCCGCTTTCAGGAATGGTACCTGAGAGCGAAGGGCTGGACCGATGTTCTGAGGGCGAAGAAGAAATCGCTCAGGAAGAAGATCGCCTCTGCCATACAGTGCCTCGTTCGGAATCCGCGTATCGGATACGATCAGAAGCAGCGCACGACGCTGTACCGCGAGGCCTACAACGTCAAGTGGGATCTGAGTAAGATCAGCGTTCCGTGTTCAACGGACTGCTCGGCGCTTGAATCGGTAGCCCTGAACGCCTGCGGAGTGAAGGTCTCAAAGGACATCTACACTGGCGACATGGTTGAGAAGATCATGGAGACGGGCGAGTTCCACGACCTCACGGGCAAGGAGTATACCCAGACTTCAGATAACCTCGAGGTCGGAGACATCCTCGTGGGCCCTGGTCATACAGCAACAGTTGTAGAGGTCAAGGAAATGCTGGTGCTGGAGCGCACACTCAGGTACGTCTCTGGCGCACTGCTCACAGGTGACGACGTAAAGGAGCTCCAGAAGATCCTTAAGTCGCTCGGCTTATACAATGACAAGAAGGATGGCATCTTCGGTGTAAACACCGAGAGAGCTGTCATTGCATATCAGAAGGCTCACGGGCTCACACCCGATGGAGTCGTAGGGAAGAACACAGCGACATCGCTGGGGTTCGCATGGAAATGACAATATCTTACTTTTGACATATTCCTCATCTTAAGGTTGTGCCCCCTCACAACCGAGAAAGGCCCTCCGCAAGGAGGGCTTTTTCTCGTTCTGTGCTTAAATAACTGTGCCCGAACTTGAGGCACAGTGTATCTAAAAATCTGTGCCCGAATTTCTGTGCTTTAATTTCACAATTTCATGATGCACGCAGAACCCCTCATAATAAAATAGTGAACATTAGAGCAAAAGAGAAAGGGTCTCCCCGTCCCACGTACACTCTTTCACGACGGATCGGATGATCTCGTTACGCTCATCCGCAGTGAATCCGTCTATTTCCTTAAGGAGCTGCGCGATCTCCTTAACCTTCTGAGCGTTCTCGCGTTCACGCCGCATATCTCCTCGGCGCTCAGAATCCGCTGCCTGTTTAGCCGCCTGAAGAGTCCTCTTCTCGGCATCCAGCTTCTCCATCTCGGCGATGATGTATCGGGCCGCAGGAGAGTTGTCTGCCAGGGAAAGCGAAGAAGCAAGCCTACCTATCTTCCCCTCAATGGCGTTGATCTTCGTTTGGATCTTCTTCGGGTCGGCAGCGGGGCGCTTAGATGAAGCTGCCACGAACTTCTCGATCTGTTTCGGATCCGCTTCGATGGATTTGAGCACTTCGATAACCTTGTTGTCAAGGAGCTCACACTTGATCTGTATGCGAGGGCACACCTCAGCTCCCATACGCATACGCCGCTCACAGTAGTACCAGTGTCCTACGTCATGCAGGCGCTTCTTTGACGAGACAGCCATGAGTGCCCCGCATGAACAGCGAAGAACCCCCCGCAGGAGGGCGGTCGGATATTTCTTCGCATGAAAGTTCTTATTTCGGTTGAGTCGTCCCTGAACGGCCAGCCATTTCTCGGCAGGCATGAACGGTTTATGCAGGCCGAGGCACACGATCCAGTCCTCGGGTTTGGTTTTCTGGTGGACGTCGTTCTTTTGCGTACTTCTACCGTAAACCATGACACCCACGGATCCATCCCAGAGCTCACGCGGGCTCTCCATCTTGCAGCCCTTCGCAGCAAAGAAGTCGTAGACATCTTGCGTAGCTTCGCAACAGTACGGCGAGGTAAGAAGCTGGTGGAGCTGAGTCGAAGAGAAGAACCCGCCGCGTTCGGCCTTAACGCCTCGCTTCCTAAAGTCCGTCTCTAACCCCTGAAGAGACAATCCAGAACTCAGGAAGTAGTCAAAGAGGGACATAACCCGATCAGCTCCTTCAGGATCCACGGCAAGAGAGACATGCCTTCTCCCTTCCACATCGACCCTCCGTTTGGTATAGCCCATCGGAGGATTACCCCCTACCCAGTAGCCCTTTCGCGCCAGGCCGATCATGTTATCGGCCACGCGGAGGGCGATGTTTTTACGTTCCATCTGGCCGAAGGCGGCCGACACGTACATCATGGCTTCTCCGATCGGAGTGGATGTGTCTATATTCAGATCCAAACAGATAAAGCGTACATGGTGTGCCTGAAGCTCGGAGTATGCAGCGGAGAAGTCCCTGACGTCACGGGAGAAGCGGTCGAGCTGGTACACGACCAGGACATCGCAGAGATCCTCTCTGATCAGAGACATCATGTGCTGGAATCCAGGACGGTCAGTGTTCGCTCCCGTAAAGTCCTCGTCTGAGAAACAGTCCCAGGAGTCTATCTCGTTCGGGAACTTAAGCTCGCAGTACTCGCGACACATTCTGAACTGGTTATCTATGGAATCTGAGTTGTCTTTATACACGGACTTTCGACCGTAAGTGTAAAATCTCATAACGACCTCCTCTCAGCTCTCTTCGTGAGCCTTTCGACAAGGGCAGGAGAGTACAAGATCCAAAACTTGATCGAACTTAGAGTCCTTAGCTTGAACCGCTTCCAAAAGGACATCTATTCTCTTGTCCTTAAGAGAGACCTGGTTTTTCAGGAAGTCGATGCTCCTGGACCACTGCTCCCTCTCCTGTTCCATTTTTTCGTGGAATTTGAGTCGCTCTTTAGTAAATGAGCACTCGAGCTGTTCGATTTGCTGTTCGAGTTCTTCGATACGCTGGATCTTATATTGCAACAGCGATTTCATTGCTTGAACGTCTAGGTTATCTGTTTCCTCGATCGTCTCAATATCAAGCAGCGCTTTCGCGATCGGTCGAATAGTCTCTTCGTATCTGAAGGAAAGCTCCTCCGATCCGTCTTGAAAGACTCTTGAAATAGTCGACTTCGAGAGATAATCGTTGTTTTTCTCCATCAGGTCGAGAATGTCCCCGTAGGATAGATCTTTCTCTTTCCTCACTTCTTTTAGTTTCAAAATGATTTCTTTGGTGTTCGTCATAGAATGGTCTCCTGTTCGATAGTTGTTCGATTTCTGGGACAGTGGCCTTTTGGTTTCAAAGATAGAACTTCTTTTCCGAGCTCCCGTGTGCTACGATCCCATCACGAGGAGGTAGTGAGATGCTCAGAAAAGAAGATTTCGTTCGTTTATATTTGCAATCAGAAGATAAAATCAAGGATCAGATCTGTGCCATTTTAGAAGCGCGTCAACGGCAGCCCTCTCGTGAGGCTGAGCATTTAGATACTGTTGATACAGATCAAGCGCCTTCATTACTTCTCTGACTTCTCTGCTGAGGTTGTTCGGTTCTTTTATTACAAGCGGTTTCTCAGGGAGATCTGAATCGGAAGTCACCCATTTCTGAGGAAGGCTTTCCGAAGCTAAGGTTTTCTGAGGCGTGCTTACAGAATCGAGATCTTTTTCAACGCGTCCCATAGCGTTTATGGCGTCCGTTATTCTTTGGTAAGCGGCGGAATCTTCCCAGCCCATTAGATAAGGAGCAGATACGCCGAGGCAGTCTGCTATAGCTTCGATCTTGTCAGAAGGGATGTTGGTTACGATATTGTTTTCATATTTGTAAATTGTTTGTTTTGTTGTCGCGGCGGCTACGGCCAGATCCTCCTGCGTCAAACACTTATAAAGTCTTAATCTTTTAATTCTTTCTCCTATAGTCATTTTAGACGCCTCCTTCCTATTTATTATGTTTCTGTGCACACCCATTATATCACACAAAAAAACTCAAAATCAAGAAAAAAAAGTCTTGACACGTCACATTTATGTGTTACAATGTAACTCGTAAAACAACTTGACACGGCACCAACAAGGAAGGAGGCACACAAAAAGATGATAAGAACTGATGAGCTCCGCGGGATTATTGCAAAGCGCGGAATGTCTCAACGCAAGGTTGCAGACGCTATTGGGATAACCGAGAAGACCTTTTACGAAAAAATGAAAAAGGGCGTTTTTCGAAGTGACGAGATCGAGAAAATGATCAGCCTTCTCGAGATTCCGAATCCCAGCGACATTTTTTTTGCCCGCGAGTAACTTATCGCGTTGCTGAGGAGATAACCTGATGAAAAGAACTGTTCAAATCAAGATCAAAGTAACTTTGACAGACGGATATCGGGAGCGGTTCACGCAGGCATGTCTGGACGTCATCAAAAAAAGGGAAGCGAAGGAGCTGGCAAATGAGAGGATACGGTAACAAAACGGACAGGGCCCTTAAGAAGGCCGAAAAGATAACCGCACTGATCTGCATTATCGCAACATTTATCTTACTCGCATACCAGTGTATCGCGAGTCCTACTCTTACAGGAGGTAACGAAGAGCCTGAGGTTGTTCAGGCATCTATGGTTCCACTGGCAACAGTGGTTTCTGAAATCCCAACACAAATCCCCACACCTACATCAATACCGACGCCGACGGCAGTCCCGACGGCCACTCCTGAACCGACAGTGGAGGTTACACCAGAGCCGACGCCTGGATGTCCCGAGGTTATAGGAGAGCCTGATCCCGTTTACAGTTTCGCGGATAAAGAGCGGAAGATGCTGCTTCAGATCACGATGGCCGAGGCCGAGGGCGAACCGCTGAAAGGCAAGGCAATGGTGATGCGCGTCGTGCTCAACAGGCTCGAGGGCAAGAAGTATCCCAACACGATCGAGGGCGTGATCTTCGCGGAAGGCCAGTTCTCCCCGATCTTGGATGGACGTTATTACTCGGTAGTTCCAGACGATGACTGCTACGAAGCTCTCGACATGGTTCTGAACGGCTGGGACGAGTCCCAGGGCGCTACTTATTTCCGAACCATTGTCGACTATCCCACATGGCACTCAGAGCACTTGCAACATCTGTTCGACTTTGGTCGTCACGCATTTTACAAGGAGTACGACGAATGAAGATGAAGCTTGAGGGAGACACCCTCATCATGATCGAGGTTGATACGTACACCTACAACATAATTAAGAGCTGGAACGCTACGAGGTACAACAGACAGAGGCACTGTATCGAGGGAACCGTCACGGCAGATCTTTTAAACAAGCTGGCAAGGCTTGTGAGGCTGCCCGAACCTATCGAAGCGCGTCGACGTAGCTTGAACGCCGTTGTAGATGCGGTCAACAAGGAAAGGCTCAGAGAAGAGCCGATCGCTCTTTACAAGTACCCCGTTAAGAGCGAGTTGTTTAAGCACCAAACCCGAGGGGCAAACATGGCACTTTTGACCTTCGGTTTAATTTCACCAGAAAAGGAGGATGAGGTTTATGGCAGAAGCAGCAAAGATGTCGAGAGCGGATTACCGCAGGATCAAAGGTTACAACAATGAGCAGATGACCGCGATGCTCGACAAGATTTACCAGCAAGGCTATGAGAAGGGCTACAACGACTGTAAGGCAAAATTCATCAAGGTTAAGCCCGCAGAGCCCAGCGAGCCCGCAGAGAAGGAGGCGTAATGTTATTTTTCATCATCATTTTTGCAACAGCACTGGCGTTCTTCCTGATCGGCTTCGTGGTCGGGTCCTCGATTAAGAGGAAGGATAACGAGAGGATCAAGAAGGAAGAGCTGAGGCAGCGGAAGTACTTCGAGAGGATGGAGGCACGCAGATGAAAGAGATCACTCCGAACATGAGCACGAAGGAGATTAATGCAGCGCTCAAAAAGTATCGCAAGATCCAGTTCAAGAAAGGTACGTACAGGCTTGTTGCTCCGCTGGTCCTCTATAGCAACACAACAGTTCAGTGTGAGAAGGAAGTGGTCTTTGATCGCATGCATGAAGGACGGATGCTCGAACTCTATGTCACTCCTGATACGACTAAGTATAAGGGCGTTCACGATGTCGAGTGGTCGGGTGGATCGTTTTTTGCAAACACCAACAGTGCCGCTGCCAACGTGATATCGCTCTTCCACGGAAAGAAGATTAAGTTCTCAGATGTCAGGATTTGGGGATGTCAGGGATATCACTCTATCGAGCTGAACGCTTGCAAGAGCGTTCATATCCTGAGCTGCTCATGTGAGCATCAGACCGCGAAGGACGGAGGAGAGTACCGCGAGGCGATCCAGATCGACTTCGCGAACAAGGACGGCTTAGCAGTCAAGGGAGCGAAGAGCAATGCCCCGTGTTACGACGGGACGCACTGCTGCGATATCGCCATTATCGGATGTGAGATCAAGGATTGCCCCAACGGAATCGGGACTCACACAGTTTCCGTGGACGACATGTATCACAAGGGCATCAAGATCACGGGTTGCACGTTCTCTTCAATTATCGGGAACGACATCCAGCTCTTCGGGATGAAAGATGTAGACATTAACTGCGGGACAAAAATCCTAGTAGGCCGTAAGGCAAAAGCTCACAGGAACGACGGAGGCAAGGTGGATCTTGAAATCCCGCGAACCAACAAGAACGTTGTCATAACTACGTGGGCTCCGTGTGTGATCGTTGAATAGGAGGAAACATGGCAGAGAACAAAGGATTCGCCTTCCTGTTCGAAATGGGAACGGGTAAAACTCTAACCTCGATAGCCACGATGGGCGCGATGTATCAGATGGGCGCGATCAACAAGGTCCTGGTTGTTGCACCGACGTCGGTTTGTCCCGTCTGGCCTGAAGATCTCGGAAAGTTCGCAAACTTCCCGTACAAAACGGCCATACTGCTCGGCACCAAAGAGAAGCGACTAAAGGCACTCTCCGCGTTACAGAATGACCATACTCGGGCTCTAAAGATCGCGACTATCAATTACGAGGATGTGTGGCGAGAGGGCGTGTATGAGGCGCTGAAGGCGTGGAACCCCGATCTCCTGATAGCAGATGAGTCTCAGAGAATCAAGACTCATGATGTGAAACAGAGTAAGGCCATGCACGAGCTCGGAGATATCACGCATTACAAGCTCATTCTTTCAGGAACGCCTGTTCAGAATGGCGCGATCGACATCTTCTCTCAGTACCGATTCTTGGATCCGACAGTGTTCGGAACAAACTTTTACGCTTTCCGTGGTCGGTACGCGATCATGGGAGGCTTCAACAAAAAGATGGTAGTCGGATACCGAGATCTTGATGAGCTCATCCGCAAGGAATACTCGATCGGATACAGAGTAACGAAGGACGAGGCGCTCGATCTTCCTGAGCAGATGTTTGAAACCCGAAACATCCCGCTCGAGGGAAAATCAAAGACTATGTATCAGAGACTGAAGCGCGATTCTTTCATGGAGCTGGATAACGGAGGCAAGGTTACGGCGCCAACAGTGCTCACGAAGCTCCTGAGGCTTCAACAGTTCACAGGAGGATTCTTACAGCCCGACGAAGGCAACCCCGAGTTCGTGTTCGACGGCAAGATCAAGGCTCTCGAGGACATCATAGATGACTACGTGCTCGGAGAGAATAAGAAGCTCGTGATCTTTTGTCGGTTCAGAACCGAGATCGACCTGATCACTAAGCTTATCGAGAAAAAGAGTATCGGGTACCAGAGGATCTTCGGAGACATCAAGATCGAGGAAAGAGGTCCGATCGTCGAGGATTTCCAGAAAAACCCCGACACGATGATCTTCCTCGCTCAGATCGACACGGCAGGCCTCGGGATCACGCTCACGGCGGCCGACACGTGCGTCTACTATTCGGCAAACTTCAACTACGCAGCCTACAGCCAGAGTTTAGCACGTATCCACAGGATCGGGCAGCGGAATACATGTACCTACATTCACCTGGTTGTTGAGCACTCAGTTGACCGCGACATCTACAGGGCGCTCGAGAGCAAACAGGACTTAGCAAACGCTATCGTCGACAACTGGCGACAGTTTTTCACAGAAGAAGGAGGCAGTGAATATGAATGAGTTGGATGAGTTGATCCGCGAGTATCAGGCGTGTCTTGACAAAAAGGCAGAGCTCGCGAAGGCAACGAAGGAAAACAACGAGGAGACCGCAAAGCTTGAGCAGCAGATTTGTCAGGTCATGATCGACGAGGAGAAACCTTCAGAGGTAGTTGATGGTTATAACTACTCCCTGAAGCAGGAGACCTATTACTCGAAGATCGGAGAGGAAAAGCTTTGTGAGAAGGGCATCGACTTCTTCGAGAGGCTCAGAGAACAGGGCTTCGGAGACATCATCGTCGAGAAGGTAGATCCCAGGACCTTGAACAGCACATGCAAAGGCATCGTGGAAGAACAGGGCGAGCTCCCCGAAGAGCTCAGCGAAGTGATCTCGAGCTATGAGACGCTCGGTATCTCGAGAACAAAGGCGAACACTGCGGCTCTTAAGAGGGCGCAGGCAAACAGGATTTAAGAGGAGGAATAAGCATGTCAGAGAGCAACAACGAGTTTATGAGAGAGGTCGAGATCAACGGAATTAAGATGCAAATAGACCTCAGGCAGGCGAAAAGAATCGACACTTTCAAGGTCGGCGATTCGGTAAAGATTCTGAAGAAGGGATCTAGTAGCAGTTCATACGACAAGGATGACAAGATTTATCCTGGCATGATTGTCGATTTTGCAAACTTCAAGGAGCTGCCGACTTTGGTTGTAGCGTACTACGAGGAAGGAGGATGGAGCTCGCCGCCTACAATTCAGTTCCTCTACTTCAATGCGAACACCGAGGGATGGGATCTGGTTTATTGCGATGAAAACGAGCTCGCCGTTAGCGAGCAGAGCATACTCCAGTTGTTTGACAGAAAGATCGGAGAGAAGCAGAAGGAGCTGGACGATCTTGTCAACAAGAAGGAGTACTTCATTACACATTTTATGAAGGGGAAAGCATTTCCCGCAACAGAAAAAGAGGAGGCATAAATTATGGCTAAGAATGAAATGACTGTAGCAGAAGGTAAGTTCAACCTTCAGACGATGGATGGCGATCTCGCAACAGCGATCGCTGAGGAGATGGACGGGCTCGGTTCGATCCCGTTCGACAGAGTTAAGATCCCGTCAGGCGGGGGCCTCGCGTTCGAGGTACCCAGTGAAGATGAGGATAACCCCGACATGGTGAAGGATCTCACGGGCGTAATTCTTTATCATCATCCGATCAACGCCTTCTGGAAGGACAAGTTCAATGGAGGCAATGAGGCTCCCGACTGTTCATCAATGGACGGTAAGCTCGGTATCGTGAGAGAGTCGGGAGAGTGTAAGAACTGTGAGGGCTGCCCTTACAACCAGTTCGCAGACGACGGCTCAGGCAAGCAGTGTAAAAACATGCACCGCATATACTTCCTCAGAGAAGGAAACCCTATTCCGCTTCTGATCTCTCTTCCTCCGACATCGCTTAAGTTCATGCGTGACTACATCGGAAAAAAGATCGTCCTTAAGGGCATGAGGAGTTATGACGCAGTGACCAAGATCACACTCAAGCGCGAGAAGAGTAAGGACGGCATCGACTATTCGAGAGCAGCATTTATGTTTGTCGACATGCTCGATCAGAACCAGAGAGAAGCCGCAAGACAGATGGCCATGGACCTCAAGGCTCGTAACTCCGAGATCGAGGTCGAGAGCGGCGACTATGAGGAGTCGACAGCAAGCGATGATGGATTCATGAACGTTCCTCAGGGCGTCGACGCAGAGCTTCCGTTCAAATAAATGATATCTGGTGTGAGGAGGAGCGAGAGCTCTTCCTCACAGGAAAGAGGTTATAGATGCAGTCAACAGATCAGATTAATATCGACGATTTCGTCGATTACTCCGCAGAGTATAGGGCGGTCATCAAGAACGCTAAGATCACGGGCGATCGCATCTTAGGCAAGTGTCCTTTCCATGACGATAACAAGGACTCGTTTACGGCAGATATCAGGACGGGAAAATGTCATTGCTTCTGCGGTTGTATCGACGGCAACTTCGTGACCTTCTGGGCGAAGCTTAACAACATCGACACGAAAGAAGCTTACAAACAGATTCTCCTTAAGTACGGGAAGACTCAGGAGCCGAAACCGAAGGAGGAGCGCAATTCCCTGGAGAGCTTAACTCTTCAGGAGTACGCACTTCAGAAGCGGCTCCCTGAGGACTTCCTAAAGAACGTGTGTCGCGTCGAAACAGGCAAGGACAGAAACGGAACGCAGTTCCTGAAGGTTCCCTACTACGACGAGACAGGGCTTAAGGCTCCCGTGTTCCGCAAGCGATATGCTCACAAGGAGTTCCGCTGGAGCTTTGGATCATCGGGCAAGCTCACGCTTTACGGATTATGGAGGCTCAAAGCTGTAAGGGATGGAGGAAGCGTTTGTCTTGTGGAGGGAGAGAGCGACACGCAAACGATGTGGTACCTTTCGTTCCCGACGTTTGGAGTTCCTGGGGCATCGAATTTCAAGGCGCCGATGATCAGCGCGCTTGACGGCCTCGAGGTCTACATCCACAAGGAACCCGACAAGGGCGGCGATACGTTTGTGGAGAAGGTGTGCAGGATCCTTTCGGAGAGCGATTTCTCAGGCAATGTATACACGTGGAGCTGTAATGAGTTCGGTGTCAAGGATCCCTCGGAGCTGTTCATCAAGTACGGCAAGGACGACGCGGAAGCGAAGATCAAGAGCGCGATCGTGAACGCAAGGAAGATCGACCTCGGGAAGATAACGGACATCATTCCTGAGGCGGTCAAGGGCGCTCCTGTAAACCTCAGGCAGCCCGAAGGCTGGATGTACTCTGAAGCTGGGATCAGTCATATCGACGAGAAGAAGGTCATACCCACGATGATATGCAAGACCCCGATCATTCTCATACAGAGGCTTAAGAGTATCGAGACGGGCGAAGAGAAGATCGAGATCGCGTTCAAGAGAGATGGACTTTGGCAGACAGCGATCTTTCCGAGGTCGACAGTGTTCACCAGCAGGAACATCACGGTTCTGGCAGACCTCGGATGCACGGTAACAAGCGAGAACGCGAAGGGCGTTGTCAGGTTCCTCGAAGCTCTTGAGGCCGAGAATATCGACGTCATCAGTAAGTCGGAGTCGACAAGCACTTTTGGATGGCAGTCGAACGGACGCTTCCTTCCTGGTCACGCAGACGGACTTGTTTTGGATATCGACGTTTCACTCAGGGCCTGGGCTGCGGCATATCACACGAGCGGAGACCGCAGCACATGGATCAAGACGATGGCTCCGCACAGGCAACGAGACAAGTTCAGGTTTATCCTGGCAGCATCGTTCACAGCACCGTTACTGAGGATTCTTTCTCAGCGAATATTCTTTGTTTACAACTGGAGCGATAGCAGAGGCGGAAAGACCGCAGCTCTCAAGGCAGCGCTTTCTGTTTGGGGAGATCCCGAGAAGCTCATGGTCAACTTCAATGCTACGCAAGTAGCGCTGGAGAGGATGGCAGGCTTCTACAACGATTTGCCGATGGGAATCGACGAACGACAGCTCGCAGGCAACAAACAGGAAAACATCGAAAAGATCGTTTATATGCTGGCTTCAGGTACTGGGCGTGCCAGAGGAAGCAAGGCAGGCGGCTTACAGCAGCTTAACACGTGGAGGACTGTTTGCTTAGCGACAGGCGAAGAGCCGTTGTCGACTGACACTTCTCAGACGGGCGTGTCGACGCGTGTTCTGGAGGTATACGGAGGACCATTTGAGGATGAACGCGAGGCATCTGCGATGCACCAGTTCACAGCGACAACCTACGGGCACGCAGGCAAAGACTTCATGGATCATTTGATCAATACAGACGAGCGAGAGATCAACGATCTGTACGTCAAGATGACCGAAGATGTTTTTGTGGCATCAGAAGGCGCCGTGGGATCGCACGTGGCGGGCATAGCGGCCGTCGCGACAGCAGATGTAATGATTCAGTCATGGATCTTCTCAGAGGCCGAGGATGAGCCTCCTGTGAACGACAACGGCAAGCAGAAACTTGTGTATTCAGAGCAGGCCTACAAGCGGTCGCTCGACATGGCAAGGACGATTCTGAGCGAGCAGCTCACCGAGGAGTCCCAGGACGTAAACGAGAACGCAACACAGTTCCTCGTGGACTGGATCTTATCAAACAAGGCAATGTTCGATGATCATGTGGTCGGGACGCGATACGGTGTGATCACTCTGGAAGGCAAGGCATACATCTTCCCTACGTTGTTTAACCAAACGCTCAGTAAAGCGGGCTATAGTCCGAGAAAAACACTTAAGTTTCTTGCTGAGAAAAAGATCGTGTCGTGTTCCGAGGACGAGAAGGGCAAGAAGAGATACGGTGTTAACAAGCGTGTTGACGGTAAGGTTTGCAGGATGATTGAGTTCAACCTGAATCCGTTCGTCAAGGATGAGCAACAGATCCCGAACGGTGTCGACGATGAAAATCCGTTTGAACAGGAAGCTCTTCCGTTTAGTTAAAGCGTAGCCACTTTTTATTAGTGGCTACGCTAGTGGCTACAAAAGTGGCTACATAAAAAACCCAGTAAAATCAAGGCTTATAGCCCTATTTTATATAAATGTAGCCACTGTTACCACTATTTTATAGTGGTATATATACAAAACGAAATGTTACACAGTAATGCACATAATCAATTTTTACATTGTGTATTTCAAAATAAAAGTGGCTACAGGCTACAAATGGCATCAAACCCTAGAACCATGCGGGTTTCAGGTGTAGCCACTAATTTTTTCAAAAGTGGCTACACTCGAAAGGAGTTACATTGTGAAAAGCTACGAAGAATTACGTGAAAGCTTAGAGGCTCTAGTGCTCAGGTACAAAACGAACACCGAAAAGTGTTCCGCAGCGGATCTGGCAGGCAGATACCGAGTTGCATACGAAGCACTCAAAAGTAACATTTTCGATCTTGCATCTCAGATGATAAAGATCAGATCGTTCTCGGACATCTATGTTCCCATGGATGAGGAAGAGGAAACAAGGAAGTTTGTTCGGGAAGTCGAACAGTTGTATGCAAGAGACAGGATCGGAGCGAGGGTCAGCGTAGCACTCTTTGAGAGATTCTCGGTACCTGAGGCAGCGGCCGTCATGGACGAGCTGAGAGGGAAGGTCAACGCTATGTACTCGGAGTTTCTGAAAAAGTACACCGTCCTTCTGGTTTTCAAGGACATCTCCGAAAAGCCGCTGCCTTACAACAGATTATTGGGGGCGGCATACCTGGACGGGAAATGGATCCCGAAGGAAATGCCTTCGAACGTTATTGCGTACATAAGCAAGGAGGCGATGTGATGGCTGATCAGATGACGATTAAGGACTTCCTTCCTGAAGCAAAACTGAAAAGACTCGAGGCTCAGTATCCGATCCCGAGGCACAAGAAGAAGGATCTCATCGAGGAAGGCTGGACGGATGATTGGCATTACGCCGAGATCGAAACACCTGAGGAAAGCGACGTCTACTATGGAATAACACTCTGGGGATCCCAGGAGAGTTATAACTACGAATACATCGCATGGGAAAGCAAAAAGAAAACCTGGTACTTTTGGGATCCCTGGGAAAAGGTCTGGAGATCAAAATCCAACAGAAACGTGCTTGCATGGGTAGTGATCCCGAGTCTGTATCGCAAACAGGACAAGTCGTTGCATGAGCGGTTAGGACTCAGAGGAATTATTTGAAAGGAGAGTAACGGTGGATGCGAGAGAGCTTACCAAAGTAGTAAATGAGCTTACAGGCAAAGTCGACGAGCAATCAAAGCAGATCCGATATCTGACAGACGAGATGGAAAAGCTCAGGATGATGGTCAAGGACATGAGCGTCGATGTAAAACAGATGACAAACCCGAGGAGGTAAAGCGGTACGACAAGGACGAATAATTCGGGCACAGTTTATGAGGCACACAAGTTAAGACACAGAGGAGGCACAAATGAAGGTAAGAGAAATAACGAATTGTATATGCGCAGGCGTAGAATTTGAGGTCATGGATGCTGAAGGCGTATGTGCTTTCAATTCGATAGAGCTGAAGCTTAGCGAGGAAGAGAAATACAAGGCGTACCTGGATGCAGAGGTCATAGAGATTTTCCCTGATGAGAATCAGTGGCTTGTTATCAGAGCTGATCACGTAGAGACCGAGAAGGAGGATGAGGGATGAGCCGAAAAGAGTCAGACATAGAACACTTCATAGGGCTCGAAGCTGCGCTGATTTACCTGCTTTCATTCAGGATATGCAAGACAAGGAATGAGGCGATCAAGTACCTCAGGGATCGCATACCAGCAGAGGGCGTGTACCAGACAGAGATCAAAAAGTTCCTTGAGAGCTCTTGTCACGGGGCGTTTATCTGGAAAGCGGCAGCGGGTCCGTATAGCAGAGGCGGGATCCCCGATATAAACATGGTCTATAACGGCAAGTTTTACGGCTTTGAAGTTAAGCGGCCGTACTTCGGAAAGATATCGCAGCTTCAGAAAGAAACGATCGAGAAGATCAACAAGGCTGGAGGCAGAGCAGCAGTCGTGACGTTCCCTTCTGAGGTTGCAGAGATAATTATGACCAGTGATGCGGAGTGGAAAGGGTTTATCGAGAATCATTACAAGTTCCTTGAACGCGAACTCAAATATTCAAAAAATATTCCAGAAGGAGAATGAGCATGAAAGCAGACATATTGAAAAAGGCGATTAAGTTTTATGGAGCCGAGAGACAGACCGACAAGGCGATCGAGGAGATGGCCGAGCTTGTTAAGGAGATGGCTGAGCTTATCAAGCAGCTCCTTAAGAACCGATACGAGGGAGATGATTCTCACGTGGTTGAGGAGCTGGCAGACGTCCTTGTTACGGCGAATGAGCTGACGCTGATCTTCGGAGTGGATCGCGTTCTCGAGATTGTGAGACAGAAAGAAGAGCGCTTAGCAAACAGGATGGAAGAGGAACTCGCAGTCCAGGAGGGCGCAGAGTTGATCAAGTTCAGAAAGAGCACGCTCTACAAAGCCGAGGCAGTTCTCCTCGATCTCACAGAGAGGATGAAGGCAGAGAACAAGGAGAAGATCGTTTACCACAGGAAGATGAAAACGGCCGAGAACAATTATTACGATTCGGAGATCGCTTACGACATCACTAAGATAAACAACATCACGCGATCACTATATGAGATCGAGAAAGCAATGGAGGAGTGAAGATGTTTATACGCACAGAAACAGGCGCAATTATAAATAGTGACCATGTGATTCGGATCGAAACCGTAAGAAAACACTTAGAATGGAAAATCCAAGATGCCAACATTTATGAAATTTACGCATACATTACAAGCATGGATACTGAGTCGAGGGTGCTTATAGGAACATATCAAAATTTTGAAAAAGCACAAGAAATCATGGATAAAATCTATCTTTGTCTAGACGCAAATAGGAGCTTGGATTTTTACCCTAAAAAGGTAAATACGGAACATGAGCCCCTACATGCTTCTGAGAGGATAAAGATCCCCGATAGGGCTACAAACGGAGATGTGCTCAAGGCCGTGTTTGGTTGCGGGGAGGTTCTTTTTAAGCAAGCAGAAGATGTCAATATGATTTGTGCTTATGGGTTAGATGAAACGCCATCCAGCAATGGAACGTTTTTCACTGAAGCGTGGTGGAACGAACCATTTACAAGAGAATGGGCGAAGGAGGGCGAGTGAATGATTATAGTCGATCAAGATAGCAAGATAGTAAACTTTGACAACGTTGAAACAATATGGCTCGCAAACGAACAACATGGCGTTGAGATCATAGCAAACATGGTGAGCAACGATCAAGTCGTTATCGGATCCACGGAAACGATGGAGAGAGCCGAGGAGATTATGAAATACTTTGCTTTTAAGATATCGTCTGGAGCTCGCGTGATTAACTGGGAAGAAGTCGCGGATCCAAAAGATGCGGATAAACATACTTTTTACAGAGAGGATGGTACGAAGATATGAATATTGACGATTTAATCAGAAGGCTTAAAACGGCAACATACAGGAGTAAGGGCGATGACTATGATTTTCATGTATTGTCTGGCTCCGCAGAAATAGCAGCTGCTGAAAAGGTCATATTTGAATGGGCTACCGAGCAAATAACAGAAGTTAACATGACTAAACGTTGCGCAGAGCTGGAGGCTAAATGTTACGCATACGAGAAGATCATCGCTAACAGTAACTTTGCTCCGATGTTACGAGATGGTGTCGCTACCTTTGTTCCTGATCCGACAGAGATTCCAGTTCCAACTGAAATCATACAGGAAAGCGTTACCGAGGGGGCGAGCGAATGAATTGTATAGACAGAGAAGCGGCATTGAAAGCAATAGAGGGCAAAGAGTACAAGTTTCAAGTTTACGAAGCAATACAAAATTTACCAGCAATCGAACCCGAAAGACCAAAAGGTAAGTGGGTAGACGGTATATGTAATAAGTGCGGATATGACGGTGGAGTAGAAGCTATATCGGGAAAGGCAAATTATTGCTCGATATGCGGAGCAGATATGAGGGGGGCGAGCGAATGAGTTCAACAGAAGGCTTTGCATACAGAGGAGTTTACGAGAAGAACTACAGCAAATGGAACCGCAGGAGGATCAGAAACTATGGCGCGTTCTCGGATGGCGACAAGATTATTTATTGTCGCTGTCCGAGACCCAGTAATGAGGCTGCTGCAATGCCGATGAGTAATGTTGATGCGGTTCCGCTGGCCTTGATCGAGTATGATGGCCGAGTGATCCAAAAGACACCGTTTCATATTACGATCGAGATCACGCCGAGAGAAGGCCAGATCGCAGGATATTCGAAACCGATCCCGTACAAGGTTAGCATAGCAAGGGCTGATATCGGAGATACGGAGCTGCTCAGTAAAGTAGAGGAGGCTTGAGAGATGGACCAGGATTACAAAAACGCAATAACGACTTTGGCTGAGACTTTTGCTACGGCTTACCATATCGTGTTCGATATGGTCGGAGATCCCAACGTCGCTGTGGCTGGAGGAAACATCGTCTTGACTGCTGTGCTTCAGAACCAGGGGCAGAACACAAAAGAGCAGGCACCCACGGTCGACGACATTATCGCGAGACTCAGGAAGGCAGCGCAGGAGGAGCACGGAGAGGGAGGCGAGACATGAACAGAAACAGACGTCATGCCTCAGAGAGGAGCAGGCGGTTTGATTTTGACAGGCCTGATCCGCAGCCTAGTTTCTCAGAGGTTCCGACAGCGACGCTTTGCGAGAGCATAATGCTACTCGTTAAGGAGCTCAGGAGCAGAGGTTTTCCGCTTAAAGATTTTGATGATAGAACTCGGACACTACAGCAGATTCAGATTTATGGCGACTCGATATGCTTTTTGGCAGCACCCGAGTTGCCCGATGTAAAGGAGGGTGAGAATGAAGCGCAAACAGCACAGGATTGTTGACTACGACAAACCGCTCACGCCAGATGCGGAACGACTCGATAACTATTTGTTCCAGTACAGGGACTGTATCAACCGCAAGAGGATCCTTGAACGCAGGCACGCGAAGATCCGAGATGAGTTTTCGCCGATCAAGTCCCCGAAGCTTGACGGGATGCCTCGAGCAGGATACAGCGATGCGATACCGTCGGCAGCGGTTTTGTTCCGGCTGGAAGAGATCGAGCATGAGATCCAGTTCCAGATCAGCGAGGCTTCAAGGCTTCTCACGGAGCTGATGAGCGTGCTTGATCTGATGCCGACAACGACGCAGGATGAGATTCTCGCTCGGAACATCCTCGAGAACCGATACATCGACCGCATGGATAAAGACAGCATTTGTCGCGAGAACCATTGCAGCTACAGTACGCAGAACAGATACTGGAAGAAGGGATTGTATATGCTGCTTCAGAGGGGAAAGGTTCAACAGATTCTCGAAGAGTACGAAAGGAGGAAGGCGAAAAATGCAGCGGTTTGATGCAAAAAGCTTTCTGACGGAGCAGAAAACTTGCATTAATTGTGGCAAGATCTGGGAGGTTCCGAGGCCAGCGGTACCCGATTTCTCGACACCGTTCTTTTGCCCCGATTGCCTCAAGAGAATAGAGATCACGCCAGCAGAACAGCAAGTGATGGAAATGTTACGAAAAGTTTGATATCATAACACAAGGAGGATGATGAATATGTTAGAAGAGACTAAAATTATGGCAGAGGTAAGAGCAGAACACCCTGAAACAGAGGAGATTTTCAAGCTGGAAGAGCTTCTGGATAACGCGGGGTACCCGTACTTTTTCAACCTCAGAGAGGAGCTCAGGCCGACTCCCTTCGGAGCGCTGACCGCCAGAGATATTGACTGGGCGAACTTCCCGTTCAGGATCGACGTGCACGGCAAATACCGCCAGGAAGATTTCATGAACGGCTTCGCGCCGATGAGCGTAACCTTCAGTTCTGGATCCGATCACAAGTTGCTTGAGGTCCTGGATATGCACGATGCAACCGTTCAGGATAATGCTGCTTACGGAAAGCTCACCGATGATCTCACCGCAGCGGAGTGCTTCGAGATTCTGAAACAGATCTTCGAGAATTAAGGCACAGTTTTTGAGACACACTGTGCCCGAAAGGAGGCAGAGATAAAATGGAAAAACCTGATTACGAAAAAGCGTTTTCTGTGGCGTGCGAATTACTGAGCGGAGATATTTTGTACGGGATTGATGACGACAAACTTTTTGATATTGTCATGAAAGAGAACGGCGTTGTATCCTCGGCCAGCATCAAGAAATGGATCCTTAATAATCTTGATAGGTTTTCGGATGACGATGCAGTAAGAGAAAAGGCCATTGAAAGGCTGGGGTATTAGGCACAGTTTTTGAGACACACTGTGCCCGAACTGAGAGGAGAACGCGATGGAACAGGATATTATTAAGTTGCTCACATCCGAAGAGGCTGAGTCCTTAGGCGACAAAACGGCCAGCATAATTCATGAGCTTGAGACAAGCAACAGGAGCGAAAAAGAAAAAGAGGATTATGGCCTTAGTTATTACAAAAAAGTTTCGAGGTTGTGCATGGATTATGTGTACTTAAAAGAGGAACTCGCAAAACTGGCAGAGTAAAAGAGAAGGCAGCGGATGACCGCTGCCTTTTTTGGTTGTTATGTTTTGCTGATGATATCCTCGATCCTACATCCCAGGACGTCAGATACTCTTTTTATTGATCCGACGGCTGCTAAGTTGATATCGTTCTTCCGCTGCTCGTATGCTTCGATGGTTCGGAGCGGGATCCCTGAGCGTTCGGAGAGTTCTTTTCTCGTCAGGCCAGCGGATCGGCGGGCGATCTCGAAAGCAGTCGGGTTCGCGTTCTTCTTAGGCATGGTCGCTCCTTTCGTTCAGGATGCTAGCGATCGGCACGTTAAGAACTTCCGCGATAGACAGAACATCCTCGACAGGCGAACGGTTTATATTGCGTTTGCCTTGCTCGCAAGATTGAAGTGTGTTTATACTTACTCCTGAGCGATCTGCGAGTTGTTGTCGCGTGAGGCCTGCGGCGCGACGTGCCTTTTCAAGAGGGCTCGGATTCGGATTTATTTTCATGATGGCCACCTCCTAACTGTGCCTAAATTTTTGTGCCTAAAAACAGGCGCCAGAACTTTTTTGCTCCAGCGCCTATTATTATACGGCTATACCCGTAGCTTTGTCAACGACGCACGCTCGCTTGATCTTATATATCCGAGATGGGGGTTAGATTTTCTGACGCGCTTCACGCAGTTCGTCAGATAAGAGATCGGCAGCTTGAATGATCTGTAGCCAGATAAGATTGTGTCGTAGTAACCATCCGTCGGCATGGATTCGCGGCCGCTGCGGTTCATGATGTAGACCATAGCTTTGACGGTCTCCCCGTTGCTCATGACGACTTCTACGGTCTCCTTGCGGTAGAGATGAGGCCATCCTTCGTAAATGTCGAGGTTTTCCTCGTCGGCTTCTGTGATCTCCCATACTCCGACGGGGCAGTCCTCATTTTTATGAGGCTCGATACTGGCAACTCCGTAGAAAACGAGTCGATGATTTTTGATAACACCTGATCCGTAGACCTTAGCGTCGGGGCACCTGTGCGCCATCTGTCCGATGTGCAAGTTTGATCCGTAGCATACATAAAGTTTTTTGTTGTTTTCTGTGTTCATAACACCAACCTCCTTTTGATAGACCTTGATCAGTTCTTTTAGTGAGAGCTGGCAAAGCCTTCTGTAATCCTTGTAATACTCGCTGACTCCTACAAAATGAGTCTTGTTTCTACCTTCGACGATCTGCGCCGCCATCTCGAGTTTATTCATGCTTCTACCTCCTGGATTGTTGCTGTAATAGATGTGATGTCGGAGAGGAGAATACTTGTTTTGATCCCGTTCCAAGTGCCCTTGATTCTGTGGCCTTCGATTGTGAGCTCCCCGTCAAATAACATCGCCTGGCCTTCGCCGTTCTCGATAAACCTTATGAGCGTCTGTGCTTTTTTCATAGTTGTTACCTCCTTGTTTTTTTTAAACGGCCGCCCTGAGGGATCGAACCTCAGGAGAAGCGCCACCGCGCGGCTAATAATTTTTTGTTTAGTACTCACACTGCGTGAGCATCATCAGTCCGTCTAAGTGCTTGTTTGTGCAAAGTATCTGGCAGCGCTTAAGGATGAATTGTATATCAGATTCTGAAAGGCTTGTAAGATTGCCTTCTGTATCAGTGGTGCCTGTGATGAACAGATTACCGACGAGCATCGGCGTTCCGAGGTTGTTTATAGCCGAGATGAGAGGATCGTTGTTGCATAAACCCTCATCATCACAGATGATGTCGAAAGCTTTTTTTGAACGTCCTGCGCCGATGTTTCTGGTTACGATGTCGATCGTCCTACATTTGAGAATGTTATAAAACTCATTGAGCTCGTCTGCGATGGTGAGCTTCTGGGCTGTTTTGTTTGTGGTGTCTATGAGCACTCCTGTCAATTTCTTATTCATATCACGTACCTCCTGGATTTTTGTTTACTACGGCTACGACCGTACTTGATTGTGTTGTAAGCATAGCACCCGAAAAGAGTTCTGTCAAGTGTTTTTCAAAACTTTTTTTGCTGAAACCCGCATGGCTGTAAGTGTGCCCGAATTTCTGTGCCTTAATTTTTGTTTTGCTCGCGTATCTTTTTAAGGTGCGTGGGATCTGTCTCTGTTACTGTGAGGTTTTTCTTGTCGACTATGTAAAAATCATAATTATCGGGCTCGTTGTAAAGTGCGTATTTGATGTTGCCGCAAATGTCTTCCAGCGGGCATACATGTGCGCTGGATTTTAGGAAGTCCTTGCAAACCATCAAAATGATTTTATTGTGTTCATTAAAGAGCCTCGTAAAGCAGGAATAGTAATCTCCGCAAAGCAAATATTTTGAGTATCGCTTTTTTTTGACGATTCTATCAACGCGTTTTTTCAATTCTTCTTCTGTCCTGTAATTCATGATCTTACCGCCTTTCTGTTTTATCCGATCTAGGAGACTGTGCCCGAATTATTGTGCTCGAGCTTTCAGTCTCCTAAATGCTGCTAAAAGTGTGCCCGAATTTTTGTGCCTTATTATTCAGCCTCGACTACTATCAGATCTCCGCGGATCGAATCGTCGTACTCGTCGCTGTCGTATTTCGCCAGTATTTCATAGATGGCTTTTTGATCCTCGTCGCTGACCTTCAGATTCCAAAACTCTTTGTCTCCGTCGGCGTGTTCGATCATGAAACCGATGATGGCCGATCTTGTTCTTTTGTTGGCCTCTTCTCTGGCCTTGTCGCTGGGCTCGTACTCTTCCAAGAGCTTCTCGATGTGCTCGTCCTCGAGGTGGGTTCGCTTCTCGATGATACAATTTATGACGGCCTCCTCGTCAAACGGTTCGAACTGGTACTCGCCCTTATAAGAAAAGTTCGCGTAATCGAACGAAAGACCAACGCCGCCATTGTTATAGTAGTAGTCGCGGCTCGTGTTGAAGTTGTCGCCTTCCACGTCCTTGCTTAATTTGAACCATGCTGCCATGCATGACGGGGTGCAGCTCTCGAAGTCATCGTCGAAATTTTCCATGTAGTTGATGAATTTGTTTGTGTTTGTGATGCCGCAATAATTGTTCCAGATGGAAACGATGTCTGGCGTGCTGGCGGTTCTGAGTCTTAACCTGATCTTTTCTCTGAGTTCTTGTTGTGTCATAATAAGTGCCTCCTTTTTTGTGCTGGGAGACTGTGCCCGAATTTTTGTGCCCGAGCTTCCAGTCTCCCTGGATCCAAAACTGTGTCCGAATTTTTGTGCCTTAAGCGTAGAGCTGACCGTTCACGCCTCGCTGGTAGTTCTTGTATATCGCGATGATGTTATCAAGATACTGCTCAGCGTCGTCAATATAACGACTGTCAAAGCTACAATACTTCGATCGGGTAACGGTGCATGTCGAATCTTTTGAAACCAGCTCCGTGCTTTTGCTGTTGTCGACGTCGACCCAGCCCTCGCAAATGATGAAGCTTGTCGAGTAGAAATATTTTTGAAAAAGCTTGCGCTTTCCCTTCAGGACAAACACCAACCTCACTGCGTCATCGTACTGCGCATAGCGGGTGTTTGTGATTTCCTTCAGTGTGATCTGCATCGCTGCGGGGAATCCAAAGTCCGAGATTGTGAAAATTGTGTAGCGTCCTTCCTTCTTCAGGTTCGCTGCTTCAAATGTCTCGTGGATTGTGTTGAATGTTTTGTTTGTGTTGTCGTTCATGGTACTACCTCCTGAAATTTTTGTGTCCGAGCTTCTGTGCCCGAATTTTTTGTGTGTCCTAAAAACTGTGCCCGAGTTTTTTTAATTCATCAGCTCGGCTTCTCCTGACTCGATGAGCTCGGCGGCTTCTTCGTCTGAGATCTCGACCGCTACAATGTTAACGACCTCACCGAATGTTAAAAGCTCGAAATCCTCGGTCATTGCTTCGACTTCCTGCACGCTTGCCGCGTCAACTATGAAAGTTCTTTTTGTGATCCTGCCGATCGCTGAGCCCGTGAAAACGTCCGCTTGTATCATGGCGTGTACCTCCTATTTGTTTTTTGTCCCTTGCGGGGAGACCCGCTGCCAGTATCGGGCTGGCGTGTCATTCTCTGAGCGGGTACCGAGCTTTTTCACTGGCAAAATCTTTTTACCATGTCTTCGATGACTGCGAGCGGATCGTTTTTAATTGTGTCTGCGATCTCCTTAACGGATGTGTCGACCCGTTCCCACGGTGCGAGCTCGTTGTAAATGTCTGTCGCGAGTTCCTTGATCTGTTTTTGTGTCCTGGTTGCTTTTTTCATGGCGTGCCTCCTGTAAAGTTTGTGCTCGGAACTGTGCCCGAATTTTTGTGCCTCTTTTTTGTGTCCCTGTTTGGGGATGGCCGCTCCGAGGGATCGAACCTCGGAAAACTTCACACCAGCGCGGCCTAAGATTTTGGAATCAGTCGAAATGGTTTTCGTAGTGGGGCTGGCCGTCCCACGGTGTCAAATGAACCGAGTCATTAATTTTGACGTACCAGCGACCGCCGCGGTTTACAATCTGTTTCTCGATCCTGTCCCCGATCTCGCGAGCGGGCACGGGGAGAACTGTCTGACCGCCGCCACTGTCCTGCGATCCTTCGACCGCCTGGAGCCCGACTTCTACGATCTCGATTTTTGTGGGGCTAAGGATTTTTGTAACCTTGTAATATTCAACGATTGTCATCGAATAGCCCCAAACATCAAACAGGATGTCGCCGACCTTCACGCCGTAGCGGGAGACGGGCTCAGACTGTGCCCGAACTACTGTGCCCGAATTTGTGCGGGCTGCCGAAACTGTGCCCGAGTTTCTGTGCTCGATTTCCTGACCGCTTGCGAGCTTCTGAGCAAGTGCGAGCCGCTCTTCCGATTTCTTCGCGTACCACAGTTTTTTCACGTTGTGCCAGCGGAAACCCGCCGACTTCATCGCCTCGCGAATTGATAAACTGGGCTTGTCCTCGAAGTTAATCTCGATACCGTTGAATTGTGAGTTGATAGCGTAAGTACACATAGTTTTTACCTCCTAAAATTTTGGTTGTTGTGCTCGGGAACTGTGCCCGAATTTTTGTGCCTGATCCCTTTCGGGGAAACCCGCCGCCAGTATCGGGCTGGCTTGCTATCCTCTAGGCGGGTATGCGTTTCTTTAGAAACGCGGGTTTGGATCGTTGTCGTCGTTGTTGTTGCTGGCGCCGTACTGGTCATTGTAGCGTCCGAAACGGTTTGCACAGTCGCCGTCAAGACGTTCGATGAAAAGTTTGTGAGGGTTTTTATACATCTCACCCGTCCAACCCATGCGATTCAACCAAGTGCGCATTGCGTACTTTTCGTTGCCTGCTTCCATTACGGGGTTTTTGAGTGCTCGGATATATTTTTGTGTGAGTGCGCTGGCGTTCATCGAAAGTACGAGAAGCGCATAAGCTCTGACCTCACCAGCATGAAGGCTGGCGTTAAAAGCTCTTACTTCGATTGTGTTCGAAGGCTTGCCAAGTGTCGAAAAGAATCTGTGAAGGTTTAAAATGTGATAGCGGCTTGAATTGTAGTGGTCATGGCGTCCCTCATAACGTGAGGAGTAAAGCTCATACCATACATCCGCGAGATTTTCGAACGTCAAGCGCTTGTGCTCGTGTTCTAACGTGTCGCGCTTTTCGACAAACTGCTTTACAAGATCGGACGTGATCGGCGCGCACCAGCGCTGGCGGGTTTCCGCAACGCCTAAAGACTTGCGAATAAGTGCGTCATTGCTATAAAAGAGGTTTGCAAAGTTGATGACGGTTTGCGGCGTGTGTTCCTTGCCTGATACGTGAATATGTATGCCGCAGCCATAACGCGCGCCAGATACCGCACCAGCGGCGCGAAGCTCACGAATGAGCGCTTGCAATTTATCCATATCGGCGCCGTATGTGATCGGCGGGGTATTAAGTTCTGTTTGCATATCGGGACCAGTGGCACGTATAGAACTATCGGAAACAAACTTCCACTGGCGTCCCTGAGGATCAAAGCAAGACCATGCGTGATAACCGTCTTCGATATGTGTATCACGTACTATGGAACCTTCACCCATGACCGACGCACAAACCTCAGCGGCGCGGCGGCGTGTGATTCCTGTCATTTCGATTTCGATCCCGAGTGTAGTGTTCATAATGAGGTCTGTGTTGGGTTTTTTGCTCATGTTTTTTCTCCTTTTCGTTGTTGTAAGTGGTGCGTGTGTACTTGTGTTACTGGTGCAAGTGTACCACAGGACGAAAAGACTTGTCAACACATTTTTTCAAGATTTTTTTCAAGATAACATCAGATCCCGCCGAAACCCGCACGGCTCTAAGCCTCGCGAGATCAAAAAAAAATCAAAAAATCAAGGATCAGGATCAAGGATCAGGATCAAGGATCAGCGGCGCTGGTTTTCGCGCTACTAATGGAAGAAACGCAATTAAGACCATGAAAAACTGTGTCCGAGTTTCTGTGTCTATAGTGCTAGAAATGCGGCACGGCGGCGCGATCTGTGTCCGAAAAGCTGTGTCCGAAAAGCTGTGTCCGAAAAGCTGTGTCCGAAAAGCTGTGTCCGATCAACTCGGACACACTACCTCGGACACACACCAGCAGGACACCAGCAGGACACCAGCAGGACGCACACCAGCGGCACACCAGCGGCACACCAGCGGCACACCAGCAGGACACCAGCAGGACACCAGCAGGACGCACACCAGCGGC